CATGAAAGCCTGTCGGATCTGCTTGAGATTGCGTTTCCCATTCATTAACAATCCCTGCCGCGGTTATTGCTGAATGTGTATTAAGCTGAGAGGCATCAATTCGGGTAGAATCGTCAACGACGGAATCTCGTATCTGGTCGGTAGCGTCTGAGCCCTCTATAGTGAGGCAGTCGGATTCGGTCTGCCACTTGTCGTTTGCAACGCTGTAATTTGTGGCAAAATCGGTGTCGAAAACAATCTCCGCATTATTCGCTGCCGTCGCACTACTGCTTATTCTCAGTACATCCACTTGCCAAACATTACTGCCGTAGTTCGTCGCAAAGTCCGTATCGAACACAACTTCAAGATTGTTGGCCGCGGTTGTATTGCCACTAATAGATAAACAGTCGGACTCGACTTGCCATTTATCATTAGCAGCACTGTAGTTAGTCGCAAAATCAGTATCAAATACGACCTCGACGTTATTTGCCGCCGTTGTGCTACCGCTAACCTGGACGGCATTGGCGTCCACTATGGCGTTCGAGATAGCAAGAGTGTTGATAGCCGGTGCAGTAGTCCAAACAGCGCCCGGGACGCCGATTACTTGTATATCCCCAGTCGAACTCTCGGGCATTATCAATAAATAGTCGCCGTTTGTTTCGCCTTGGTCTAAATCAAAAACATAATAACCATCTTCGAGTTCAGTTGGATTTGTGTCGGTTATGTTTCCCCCGCCCGCCGCACCATCAATGCTTATCTCGGCCGTTATCTGGCCCGCATCGCCGGCCTTAGCAGTATTATCAGTCTCGTCAAACGCAAAGACTACCCATTTTTGGCTTGCGACGTTCTTTTGCATTATGCAACGCCTCTTAGGAAATTATAATAATAGTGCGGTGAAAATATGCCTGACGGCGGAGCAACCACAACCGCTTCATTCGTAAGAAGTTCATCGTAATCCCATTGACGGTATGCTTCCTGGTATAATTGCAAAAACTCGTTTGGCGTTAAAATACGATTGTATATTGCCGCTTGGTTTATCTCGCCGGAAAGCGGCCAGAATGTTGAGTCGTGTATGCAGCCTAAAGAAAGCTGGTTCATGCCTGTCGGTGATGCTGCTGCTACTGATGTATCATCAGGTATAAGTTCTATACCATCCCTGAAAACACGATATTCATTAGCGATAGTATCCCATGATACCCCAAGATGATGAAGTAAACCATCATCCATAAGTTTACCATTTTCTACCCAAACTGCCTCTCCGGGCGGAGCGGCAGCACCATCACTAATTACAAGGTCCATCACATCTAAAGGCTGACTATCTACTCTGGACGCTAATATTATTCTGTTTACATTTGTGCCATCGTGCAAGCAGAAGTAAGCACCGCCCTCAGTTGGAGCCTGCGGCGGGTCGCCACCAGTAAAAAAATCCTTTACCCAAATCGACGCAGAGCCTTTAACGCCTATATCTGTCAAGTTTGCTTTTACCGTATTCTGGATACCTGTGACACCATCTAATAAGAGGCAAGGGCCGAGTTTGTTCTTTGACCATATCGTACCGCTTACCCCGAATGGTAACTTATCGTCGTTAATACCATCGGTAATATCACTACCCGTAGTCGCATTTATCGGGAAGTTCTGAACTAAGTTATTATTGAGAGAAATGTCAGGATTAGGTTTCAGACCGAGCATAGGCTTCTGATTGCCATGCCTGAAACGATGCGGGACTATTATAGACGCAGGAGCAAGTGCAGGTAGGAATATAGATACATCTTCTTCGTCAAGGATGAATCTGAACGGTTCTCGGTTGAGGTCGGATATTTCGCTTGAGGTTAAGGCTCTGTTGTAAAGATAGACATAGCCCATCTTGCCTTTATAATCTTCCGCTGTATTATTAGAGCCTATATATTCTGCTGTAAAGGCTGTATCAGCGGCGAACGTATCTGTTCCGTCAGATACTCCATTCAAGAAATATTCTATTGCCCTTTTGTTTCTTACGAAAGCAACTTGGCTCCATGTATCGTGAGGTATAACAGTGTCACTAAAATGGTCGCCGTTAAGAAAATATGTTAATTTATCGGAACCTTCGTGATAGTATAAGCCGTGTATATTGCTCTCACCAACTATCACTCCATAGGCGTCCATCGTTACTGGGCATATATCAACTACAATAGTGAATACTTCACCTAAGCTCACTGATATATCTACATAATCAGCAACACCGCCAAATTCTAAGGCTGGGCCATGCCTACCTGCTACCCAGCTAACATCACTTACAAACGGCCCTGTATTCCCATTACCACTCAAGTCCTGAACGATAGAGCCTGTGGTCTCGTTAAACAGCCAAATAGCGGCGTTGGGAGCGAGAGAATCTTCCCAGTCTACCCCGAAACCGAGCATAGGTTTTTGATTAGGTGGTCGAGACATTAGTCACCGGAATTAGATACTTGGTAAACTATCTCGCTATCAGCGGCTACGGTATTCTCTATGAACTTGTACTTACCATCATTGTCCTGATTATTCGTTACAGGGTCAGTAATCGCAAGGACAGTCTCACCGGCAGGTTCGGTAGCAGCAAAAGCAGTAGATATGGCCGTGCCGATAGGGCCAATCCAACGAGGGCCATCTGACCATGAACCCTCGACTCCAGCCTCAGAGCCGTACTGAACTATAATCTCAGTCCCTGTATGAGCAGTTGTGCTCGACAGAGCAATAAAGATATGCAGTGTCGAACTCTGAGAAGCACTGACATCAATAGTGCCAGATTCAAGGACTGCGTTCTGTGCTATTTCCTGCCATGCAAGAACCTCTGTATTCTCTGTTTTGGTAACACCGGCAATATCAGTCACTTTAGTCAATCTCGCCATTATAAACACAGTCGAACCGTCAGAGTCATAGGTATTATTAAATGTAATATTAGCCTGTGATACTGATAGCGGAACGTGAATAGGAAACTTTCCTACGCACTCCGTTATCGCATGGTCTATATCATACATAATAGACGTTGTTTGGTCTTGCTCGTGGTCAAGACCAGCTTTAATTGTTACTGTATCGGCCATTATATTGCCCCAAACTCAGAATCTAATTTTGTTTTCAAAATGCCCGCCCTATCAGTTATATGTTTATCTACTAATAGGCTCTGCTCATTCAGATAAGCAGCAACCACCTCCTTCGCCTCTTTCTCAAGAAAGGCATCTATCACAGCATCTTGTTTGTCGGGGTCGGCTGATGCAGCAGAACGAGAATAATCGTGCTTGAGGTCTTTCTCGAAAACAGGGTCATCGGCATCTGGGTCTTGTGCCTTAGTCCAGACTTTAACCGTCCATGTCATATCGAGAAGTTTACCAGCAAATATTCTGCCCCTGTCCTTTGCCTTTTTTTCAATAATTCTAAATTGCATCATTTACTCCTTTTGCGCTTAGACCTTCGGCGCTTTTTCTTGGTTTTGGGTGGTTCGGGAGCTTCGTCCGGCTCCGGAGAAAGGATCTGATAAAATGCGAAATCGCAATGCCAGCATTTAGCGGCGATAGAATTGGAAAAAACCGTGCAATCGAAGGCGGAATCGTTGATTACAGGTAATGGTTGGCCGGATGGGCCGATACCGAAGTGTTTGCCGTAGAACCCCCGCTTCGCTCCACAGCAACCGCAAGTGAAGTGCTCTTTGCTCTCTGCAATACGGGCAGGTTCGCCCCAGCTTATCGTGCCGGTGTCCTTTTTAACGGCCAAACATGGTTTCCTTTCCTTTTCTCAAGTGTAATGATTCGTTACAAAAAAGTGTAACGAAACGTTACGTTCCTTTTGTAAGGTAAGGAAGTATGGAACTTAGAACCGCCTTTTTGGCTGAGAATCGCGTTCTTCGTTAAAACGAACGGTTAATTTGAAGTGCATTTGCTTCGGAGCTATGTTCGGCCAAATCTTTCGTAGTTTTTGGAGTAACTTGAGTACGGCACTTGGGCTAATCTGCATCCTGTTCGCAACCTCTTGTATTGGCAAACGGTATGCGTATCGGTACACAAAGGCGGTCAACTGTCTCTGTGTGGGGTATTTTATGTGATTTTTGCAGATAGGGCATTTCAATTGGCTTTATTCTCCGCATTCTCGTATTCGGCGATTTTGGCTTGGAGTTGCTTGATTTCTGCCTCTGCTTTTCTAAGTCTATTAACACACATAGCGTCAGAGTCTCGCCATGCTTTTTCTCTTTTCTCTGCCTCATCTGCCCGATTGGTCTCGGCTTCGAGCTTGGCTTGTAATTCAAGACTCTTTTCTACATGAGCAGTGATATATTTCTGCCCTGTCTCATTTCTCTTAATCTCATCTTCGAGGCGGTCGCAGGCTTTAGCTAAAAAATGCCATGTAGTAGCCCATTCCTTTTCTTTCGCTGTTGATAGGTGAAATCTTGCGTTCTTCACAAACTCACTCGTAGCAGGCTCTTGGCTTCTTAATCCACGACATTCCCTAATCTGAACGCAATTTTCGCAATCTTTATCATCGTCAGGATGCACTAACCAACATTCCTCGAAATCTTCAGCTGTTTTGCATCTTCCATCCGCAGGCTCAAGGGGCTTCTTGTTGTAAGCCGATACCTTCTCGGTATCCTCTTGGCTCTCTGGCTTGTCTGTGTGTGCCATCATAATCGCTGTATCTGAATCTGCCATCGCTTGGTCACATTCAGCTTGAGTAGGGTCGCAGGGCTTGAGCAGGGCTTGTTTGACATCCTTTATCAAGGCAGGAATGTGAGAATATTCAGCATTTTTTGGTGTGCCGTCCGACCATGATAAACTATCCCAATGGTATAGAGCATATAGATTATTCCATACCTTTTTCAGTAATTCGATTGCTTTTTGGTTATCTGTCATTTTGTCTCCTTTGCTATTAAGGCTGCGATTATCCAGTGGATGGGCTTGGCATAGTACAACCAAAAATCATCTTCACTAACCCAACGCCAGTTTTTATGTTGGTCAAATGTTTTCCATACCAAATTCATTGCTTTTCGCGATTCTGGGATACGGGGGGTAATCGCTTCATCCCTCAGCCTGAAGGCGAGGTCAGCAAAGGAATCGAATTGATAATCTTCGGGATGCTCAGTTAAAGGATAATAGTTTTCTCTTAACCATATCCATTGCTCATCCTCGATATGAGCGAGGATGGCGAGTAGTTTGTCGTTAGTCATGCTCTATTCTCCTAATCCTTTTGGGATAATAATATCCGCATTTGGGGCATGGTTTTGCAATCATCGCTCTTTTGCCTTTCCAGCCACACTTGCATTTTACGGGGTATTTGGGTACCCAATTTCTACCCATATCATCTATCTCCTAATCGAATTTCTGCTTACACACTCTCGCTGGCCATTGTCTGTAAACTGTATAAGACAACTATTCATCCGGCCTCTGGCAAGTACTATGCAAGTCCGTCCCTTCATTGTCTTTCGTTTTGAGTTGTTGCCCCAACGGTATTTGTAGAGCTTTGTGAGTACCGTTGGTTTAGCCATCGCTCATCCTTTCAAAGTTTCTGCTGCGGTTATAGCTACTGCAAGAGCACTCCAAACGTCCTTAGAGACTCCATACAACGGCCCGGGCTGGGCTTTGGTCCCGATCTGCGGAGTCTTTCCCCCGCCCGTAGCTGGATACCTGTCGATTATCGCCTGCCTGACATTGCCATCCTTGGCCCTTGTATTGTGGCAAAGGTGCATTTTAACGTCCATGCGGTAGATTTTCTTCCATTTTCTATCATCACGACCTGCCCATGCCTGAATAAATCTCCCTATCCAGACGCAGGTTTCAAACACTGTTTTGCCGACGGCCATGCCATAAGATGCTATCATTTCAATTGCGAAGAAATCGACCGTTGCATGAGTTAGTGTTAACTTAAAAGCTAAGTCTTCGTTATCTACTATACCCTTAGCGGTAATCTTCTTTGTTTCTGAGTTATAAGTGACAAAGGCCGACTTCTCGCTTCCTGGGTCAATCGCCAGTATTATCATAACAGACTCCCTTCTTTCATATTCCATAATTGCCTAACTATCAGTTTCCGGCCGTACAGTTCCGAGCACAATTTGCGCATCCTCTGCGATTCAACCTCAAGTTCCTGGACAGGCCACGGTTTTTTCCCGCCGGCAGGGCTGAAGCTGAGTACATAAGCGATATCCTCGGGATCGAAAAGCTCGTAATCCGGAATCGGGTCTTTCTTCTCGGTTGTCTTGAATACTTTTTTAATACTAAACCACCGCAAAATCTTATTAATAGGCGGCTGCTTGTAATTGATGGTCTGCTCACAGAACCACTCATTCAGGGCTTCTTTGGCTTTGTGGTAGTCGTATCGCTTGAGTTTGCGGCTCCAGAGGCCGTACTGGGCGTCCGTAGGCTCCCAGCCCTGCCACAAGCCTTGCAGTTGCGAAGATATGAAGTTTTGGGCTTCGATTTCAGTCATTTATAAAACCATCTATTTTCTTGCAAACTTGCTCACATTCTTTACATTGGCGGCAATGATGGCTCGTATCGCATGTTTCATCTGTGCAATGACCAATTACGTTAGAAAAGATGTTTTCTGCGTTCAATAATAATCCTATGGCTTCACGAAAATCTTCTGTGGAACTCTCCATGGTTGCCTCAAATGTTGACTTACTCATAATTCCCCTTTCGCCTTCAGCCGTTCGTGCTTCTCGGCCATGGTTTCCTTGTACGTCAGTTCGTCGTCCCAGCGGCCTTGGTTCAGCCATGTGGACGGGTTCGGGATGTATTTCTTGTCTTTCCATTCCTCTGATTTTAACTGTTTTTTGAGCGCCTCTAACATTATTAAAGCTAAATTAACCTTTGAATTGATTTTAATATAGCATTTTTTTGCATATCCCTTACCGACCTTTTTGGGATACAGCTTCCAGAACACTTTGAATGATACAGCAAGTAGCTTTTTCTTGCTCACTTCTGGCTGAAAGAATTTTAAGAAGGTCTGGGTCATTAAGGCATAAGCTTTCCACAATGCGGACAGGATTCTACTGGAATCTCTTCTGTGATTAGAATTAAATCACTTGGGTTGAAATTGAACACTTTTTGTATCATGCCGCCTTCAAAAACCCTCGGTGTATCAAACTCAAGAATGATTCCGAGATATCCTCCGTTATTACGGATAACTTTCCCCGTCTCTCCATAGAAAAAATGAAAATCTTGGCACGGGGTTATTACTTTTGCTTTTGCGCCGACAGGGAAATCCCCATGTTTGTTTTTCTCTGTTTTGTGCTGTTTTTTTAGTTCTTTCGACAATTCTAACATGCTTTTGCTCATTTTTACCTTCTTTCTTTTAAGACCGAGTTCCTACGCATATTAACAATGCGCTACCAACACCTACGATATTCTCCTTGGCTATCCATAGCCCTTGCTTATGCGTTGCGGGCGGACCCGGGTACTGCATTACGGTACCGTCTCGGGATAGGTCCTCGTCGATAGCTGAGACGCTTTATCCATCCTTGGAAGTAAAAAAGGAAGGCCGAAAAAGCTTTGTGTATCATAACGGAGTAGGAGTTGCAAAAAGGTGCAGGCAGGCAGTTGGTACTGCGATTCATATGGCAAGCACTACAAGTTTGACCGCGGATTATTCTGACATTGGTGAAATCACCAAAACTACGAATCCGGTTCCTGCGCCGCTGCCTGCATAAATTATCTTGAAAAGTTCGGGGACTGGCCATAATCGTGCGCCAACACAAGCCAATCCCCATGTCACGGAAATGACATAAATTGTCTGAAAAATTAGGTGCCTGGCGGGCAGAAGTTGCATCTACGACCTGTGGGTATGCCTTGCGGCAGTGACCCACCGCTCTAACTATCGCATCTGAGCTACCGCCATAAAAAAAGCCCTGTGAAGAATACTGGTCAGAGAATTCCACAGAGCCTTTATAAGCACCTAATTGTATTTGACCAGTATCCATAAGAAACAACTATATCAACCTTCCTCACATTTGTCAATATAAAAATAAATTATTTCTGAGATTCATTGAGTTCGTTAAAAGCAGTACATAATCTCATAAAGATATGTTGCACATTTCGGGGGTGCTCTAATTGCTCAAGGCCCCATTTTTCTTGGTCGGCCTTATCTATTAGCATGTCAAGAGTAGTCTCTATGCCACAAAGCTCCTGTTCCCGCAGGCGTTTATTCTCGGCTCCCAAGTGGTTTATGAGCTTAACGACGTGCTTATCCATATTGTCTGGATTGTGGAATTTCCAGAAGTTTTCGAATTGCTCAGACATTTTCTTTCCTCTTTCCTCTAAAAAAGCTGTATCAAAGTCCTAAACGCCAGTTCCGCACATTGCGGCACTACTCCGTTTCCCAAGAGCCTAAGTCTGTCCACCCGACTGGCAGGCCCATTAGCTGCTCTACCCAGTCGGGGTTTAGTTTGCCCTTCTGTTTCATCCTGTTTAGATTTCGCCCTATGCAGGTTTGTTTGCTTTCGGGTATCGTCCTTGCCCCTTCTACCCAATCGCTTGCTTGTGGAGTTCCCCACAACTCTTGGCTCTTCCCATTCGTACTGGGGCTGTCCGGGGCGAGAAGGCCAACGGCATCCCTGAGAGCGGCCTGGCCCTCTATGTTCTGGTTGCTCTTGAATCGTATTGAATTGCCTCTCTTGAATACTTCCCTGTTGTTGTCCAGGCAGTCCATTGTCTGTGGTGTCGGCCAGTTCACCGGTAATTTGCCCCTGTGTAGTGTTGCGTTGTGTAAATTGAACTGTGTCGCTGACCATGTTCCTCCGTGACCATGTCCGGCGTCCGTTGCCATTATTGTTGGCCAGGATAAACAGCCTTTCTCTCTTGTGTGGGCAACATTCACACCTTTCGATTTCAATAGTTTCTCCATCTTCAAACGTGATTGTTTCTGTAAATGTCGAGATACATTCACACGCTGTAAACAGTCCTGCCTCGACATAGTAACCCAAATTTCGTAGGCTTCGATAAACCTCGGGGTATCCGATGATAAGATGTCCTGAGACATTCTCGAAGAAGCACCAAACAGGTCTAACTGCCTCGATGATTCTTTCAATATACGGCCAAAGGTGTCGAGGATCGTCTGTTCCCTGTCTTTTGCCGGCGACTGAGAAGGGTTGGCAGGGATAACCGCCAGTGATGATATGTACTTGGTTACGAAACGGTTTTCCATTAAAGGATTTAATATCCGTCCAGATAGGCGCCGCATCCAGCCGCCCTTGTTCAATCTTCGATACCAGGTTCGCACAAGCGAAGGCTTCGATCTCCACATAACAGATTGTTCTAAGGTTCGCAATAACTCTACGGAGTCCCAATTCCAGCCCACCGTATCCCGTACACAGGCTGATACAGTTAAATTGTTCGGTATTATCCACATGTAACCTCAAAAACCGGCGCCGGGGCAAGCATCGAAAACCCCGACGCCTTATTCGAAACAACTATCCTTCGTTTGTGGTTTCGCTCGGAAGTTCGCCCAAAGCCTCTTGCTCAGTCTCAAACAGGTTCTTTTCAGTCTGTGCGATAGTTACTCTTACAAGCGTTCCTTCCTCGCAAAGATACGAAAGCCTGCCGATCTCTTCGGCTGGGAATACGAGGCTATCAAAGAACGGCATCAAATTCCCGTTTGGTAAGTGCCTGAAGTTCTTAATTCTTGAGGCTTGGCCGACTGCCTTTACAAATTTTTCCTTTGCCATTGTTCTGTGTGTCCTTTCTTGTGCGTTAAGTAAAAAATAATTGTAATTGCTTACTTGTCTTGCTGCATCTTCAATTCCATGCCTCGGAGCTTGAGGATGAAGGCGTGGATGTCTGATTCTTTGACGCGATATGGGTGTATAATAAGGGCGCCATCGTCAATAAGCACTCTTTGGTTGCCTTTGCCAAACCCATCTATCGGCTTGATTTCGGCGAGGTCGGTGAAGATGTTGCCGAGGACGGTATTGCTCATTTGATTCTTACATCCACCTATCGGCATATTACTTTTACCTACTTGCATCAAATCATTACCATGCTTGATAACGATTCTTGCATACCCATCGGCATTTCCACTGTCGGTATAGCCATAATCCCCATGCCGAAGCTCCGGCTTCTCAGGCTCGGCGAGTTGTTTTACTACCCTGTTAACTTCGTTGTTTGCTTCGACGTATTTGGCGTAGGCGAGGTCGTTGTCTTTTCTGGCTTGAGCTAATTTGTGTTGGATTTCTTCTTTGTTCATTTCTTTGCTCTCAAAATTTAAGTTATAATTGCACCCAGCAGCGCTTCCAGTGGCCGTAACCGCATCGGGCATCGTTGCCAAAGGGGTCTGCCGGGCGTAAGGAGATTACTCGCTACTCAGTAAATCGTTCGGATCGAGCCATTCTGCGTAAACTATAACGCCGGTCAATTTGACGATATCGCCCTGTTCGACGTACATATCAGGGCCCAAGTTCCAGCCTGTGTGCGGGGCTCTCTGTCCTTCCAGTACTGGGGATATCATACCGTCACCCCTTTGGCACCCGCACAACGGCAGGCACAACGGCAGGCACAACGGCAGGCACAGTAGTAAACAAATTAGAATCCGTTTCATAATATGTCCTTTCGAAAAAAGTTAATAGGGCGATAGGCGGGATTTGAACCCGCAACCCCCGGAATCACAGTCCGGTGCTCTAACCAGTTGAGCTACTTTCGCCATTACAATCGCCCAGAAAAACACTTAGCGTCAGGTGTCGGGCTACACTTCTTAGGGACTCCCGACTCGCCCTGCCATATGGACCCGTTATCCTGATACCCCCGAGACGGGTCAACCTCGGGGCGCCAGCATATTAAATTGTCAAAGTTGGGGACGGCTACGGATAAAACCGTCCCCGGAGTCTGAAAATATGAATCGGCCGGTGATAAAGTATCGGGCTCTGCCGGCTTACCCGTTTGAAAGGTAAATCCCTAATTGGCTTTCTTGTAACAAATTGGGCATAATATCGAACCGCCTGCTGCGGAGTTGCCCTCTTCTTTATTAAAGCTATGGTTACAGCCCTTGCAAGTAAAATCTTTTTCATCAAGCAGTTTATCCGCGGGATTCTCGACCGGTGCAGGCTCTTCTTCCGGCGCCTGTTCTGGGATAATATCGACGGGCATCGGGGCTTCCTGGACCTGCTCGACCGGCATCATATTCTCTTCTTTAGTCGGCTCAGGGGGAACACTAACAGTATCTTTGTTCATTTCCTCGGCTGTAAGAGTCGTTTTTGTGACGGTTTCCTTCTTCTTATTCTTAGAGCCTTTGGGGCGGCCTTGCTTCTTCTTAGCATTCTTATCGGCCTCGGCAAGCTGCTCAACCTCGGTCTGCTCAAGGGGGACGACGTTTTCCTGTTGTGGCTGCTCTACAGGCTGGCTCTCGACGTGCTTGGGCGGCGTTACGGCGGCAGTTTCTTCCTTCATGCGATTAAGTAAGCCTGCTGTGCCAGTCTTTGGTGCGTCCTCAGTAGGGACGAAAGTCTCTGTCAGTGGCGGGGCTTCAATGTCAGCAAGTTCGTCAATAGTGTACATTCCCTGAATTAAATCGCTGTAATACCGCCGACAATGCCGACTTACTGCTCGCCATGTGAGCATGTCTTTGGGATATTTTATCCAGTTATCCTTCTTTTTTGAGCCGCCTTCCCACAAGTTTGCTCGCTTGGCATCATCGACCGAAAACTCTGTCACATTAACCGCCGATTCATTCCGTCGCTTTGACGTTACCATAGCCCTGTAGTTGTCCTCGTAAGGCGTACCTTCAAAATAACAGGTAATATACTCACAGGCGCCACTCTTGCGTGCCAATGCGAGCATTGCAGAGCCTTCCATCCCCAGTCGGCCATTGATAACGTGCATTATTTGCATCGACTGCCATGGCTTAAATCCAAGCTCTGCGCCTGCTTGAAGAACAACAACGACCTTTTCGGGCCGGTCTAATCCATAAGGGCATAATCCTGATTGGACGAACATCTTAGCGGTTCGCCACAGGTCGTCAATTGTCCCCAACTGCAAACTGCCTTGAACGACCTGCATTTGCGTTGGTTTTGTTGTTTGAATTTCGTTTTCTGCCATTATTTCTCCTTTTAAGTATTAACTAAAACGTTCAATCCAGTCCGCTTCCAGCATTTCCCAGATGCGGCCTAATCCTTCTCTGAGAAACACCTTATACCACTCGTCTGCCCTTAAAGACGAACCATCATAATAACAAGCACAGCCAATATACGGACATTTTTCTTTCATAGGCTCTTGGTCGTCAAACATTGGCGTTGGAGAGTGATAGCCTACATCAGCCCCCATACCTTTGAATGAATTGTATGTACCATGTTTATTCCACAGTTCATCAGTAACTTCAGGAAGATGAACTGGCAAATACGCAAGAAACTGGACGGCTTTTTTATCTTTAATTACTAAGCAATGCAAAGTCATGCCCCCAATCCCATAATTCTTCTTTGGGTCTGGATGTCTGCGGTCAAAAGGTGGAGTTATGGTCAATTGGCGAACGTATCCATTCACATCCTCTTTTATTGTGCTTTTTTCCATAACTTTCTCCCTAAAATTTCTTTTTCGGCGGCTTCTTGATTCTTAAAACTCTTGATTTTGATACATTCTTGTACTTTTCGAATATCTCAGGCTCTTTTTCTTTTAAGTCGCTACCGCTGATAGTTTCTTTCGTATGTTCCAGATAAGTTACTATCCTCCCATCCTCAAGATATACGCCCTCGGCATCACCCATATAAGTAGTTACTTCAGTGTAAGCCCCTTCTAAGATGTCTTTAGTTAATTTTGCTCCTTCTCTGGCGTTTTCCCAAGCCGTAACGAGCACCATAAACAAGGTCATTTCATCCTTGCCGAGCTTGATAATCTTACCTGGCTCCCGTTTTCTACGCTTTGCCATAGCAAAAGACGGAATAATATCCGGTGGCGGCATATCCTTCTCAACGTAGGTTTCCCAGAAGTCCATCGCCGTATCGCAGATAATGTCTATCATTTCCTGCTTGCGGCTAACGTGGTACATCACAAAGCCCTTGCCGCCTAATAGGACAGGTACCCAGCAAACTTCCCTGTCCCAACAGAGCATGTGGACGTGGCCTTGTACGAGGATCCGATCAGGCAATTCATCGCTTCCAGGTTCACCGTAATATTCCACAAACGGGCCAAGGATGCCTGCGGTCTTTGCTTCGACAGGAACGCCAGATGCAATAACTTCTCCGTCTGCATGTGAGCCTATTGGGAAGCCCTGTGCTTTGCGGAATAGAGCGGAACCATCTTCCTGCTCGCATTTAATCGGGCCAAGATCGCCTTCTGCCCACGACAAAATGCCTGCTTCCAATTTATTGCCCATATCGAGCCAAGGTTTATTTGCTGGGTCTGGGCCAAGTTTGCCAGTTTTGTCCATCCAGCAATCGTATGCGTTACCATAAGGGCTTACCCCTAAAACCATTGCCATATCGCTTGAGCCCAACCAGCCTTGACGGGCCCGTCTTTGTTCTTCTGTAATTCCCATGTCAAAAATTCGTCCTTGCGAATTCTCCATAAAGTTCTATTGCTTTGGTATCATAGGCCTTTGCTGCCTCGATTTCATCGTCAAAGCGGCCATAATGCTTGCTACCCACCTGAAGCATCCATCTTTGTCTTGCTTTATCCCAACACACCCCCTTGTAGTTAGAGCTTGTATTGAGGCGTTTTTTTGCATTTGCGTGATTAAGGCTATAGTTGCAAAACCTTAGATTTAATCGTTGGTTATCCAAGCCGTTTCTGTTGCGATGGTCTATCTGTTGCCCTTTGTTGGCTTTCATTATCATTCTGTGCATATAAGGATGCTCGCTTTTGCTTTTGCTGATATAGATAGATGTTTTGGCATAACAATTTCCAGAGTCCGTCTCAAAATAAAACCACTTCAGCTTTCGGAGCCACTCAAAATCTTCATCATCCACAATAGCAAAATAGCCCTGAGTCAATTCAATCTGTTTCATAATTCAATCCTCAAAAATCCCCAGCCACGAAAGCGGCAGGAAGAAACAAATGTCGGTTATAAAGTGTAATATTTTCATAATAAAAGCCCGCCGGTTCGCCGGAGGATAACGCCCCGACGGGCCCGTTTCAGGTCATTCGTAAAGTCTCTTTTTCACTTTCTGCCAATATGCTTTTGTGGAATCCTTTTTCCATCCGTTCGGGCCGCCGTTGTGAATTCTTGCTATATCCTCAAAGGTAGGTTCTCTGCCGATGCGTTCTTTTGTGGCGTAATGCTCAAGGTAGTGCTTAACCATACATTTACTGTACCAATAGTTGTGCCTATCTTCGTATTTGAATTTGTATGCCTTGTGCTGATATGTAGATTGCAATATCCGGTTCACATCATCGACGTAGATAGAATGAATCTGGAAGCTCCCAATTGCCTTACCATTGTCGCCTACGGCGTGTTTGTTCCCCCCGCTTTCCACGAACTCCATCGCATCGAGTAATTGCTCAAAAGGCGGCTTTGGAGCCGAAGCGTGCGGTATAGTCAATTCGACAGTCCGCTTCATATCAGCCCCGGCTTCACGGCAGACAATCGCCATCAGGTAGATGAACGCAAGTCCCAAAAGTACGCAAAATAGTGTTTTCATAATAAAACCCCTTCAAAATAGTAAACGCCCGGCCACTTTCCTTTTTGCATTTTTATGTCAATTGATGTAAACCCAGTTCAATAATTAGCTCTTTCTAAAAAGTTAATCAATTGTTTGTGGCCGGGCGTATTACGGCTTAAATAAACAGCAGGAGGCATCCTTGCCCTTCACTCCGTTGGTCCCTGCTGAGTCCATAACTACTTTCCAAGAATTGCTATCAGCAAAAGAACTATGCCTACGATTACTAATATAGCCAAAGTAACCACTGCTGGCAGCCATAGTGGAGCAGTAACCCACCACCAAGACCATGTTATCTTTTCGAGCAACTTGAGTATTAAAAATACAATAAAAGTTGCTCCACAAACTCCAATTCCACCTGATGAACTTGATGATGTTGTGCTCATAACTATTTCCTTCCTGCTTCGTGTCCATGCCTTAACATTTCTTGCCCTGCTTCTGCCGTCCAGGTTATATCTCGCCCGAAACCGCCGACAGCTTCGCATCCGTGAATAAACCCCATCGAGAACAGAAGCACCGCCACGATCCCCCAGAGCAAATAACTCTCGACATGGCGGATTTTGTTCGATACCGCCCGAAGTCGCTCCACATCGCCCCTTGTGTACGGTAACTCGCTACAAATTATACTCCGTAGCCGAATCCGTTCACCTTTACACTCTGCTAAACTCATTTTTCTAACATTCTTCATTTTGCTTTCCTCTCTCTCCCGCTCTCAAGGTTACGGTTTATATTGTCATTCCATCTGGATATTTAGTAGCTAATGGCCGGTAATCATCATCAGCTTTTTTGCCACATTCTCCGCACTTCATTTCAGGTATGACGTTATTGTGAAAATTACTATCGTCATAACCTCGGCCTTCTTCCGTATGACCGCAATGTTCGCATTCATAAATAGCCCTAAAATCGCGCCTATGCTGGCTTGTTATTTTCTGTATTTTCATAATTTCCACCTCATAATTAAAGTCTAAGAAATAAAATTCAGGTATGCAAATAAAACCGCCAGGGAGCGGAATCGTCGGAAAGAATTGATAGACGCCCCTTGACGGTACGATTGCCGTTTTAAGTTGTTTTTTGAGTGTTATCATTTTTCCGACGATTCCACTTGATTCAATTGTCAATCTCTACTATCGACTCATTATATCATAAACTTTAACATCTGTCAATAAAAATCCAATTTAATTATGAGATATTTTTGATAGTACAAGATTTAATAGTATTTTTTAGCTTGACAAATGGATTAAAGTGTGGTATAAGCGGATAATTGATACTATTTAAGGATGAATAAAATGTTATATAAGTGTCCAGACTGCGGAAACGAGTTCGCCGGATATGACGATTCGGCCGGTGAGCCGTGTATCTGCGGTGGAGTTTACTATCCTACGCAGCTAAACGAAGATGAAAAGGTGCTCTGCGCTGAAGTTGACAGGTTATTTGGAGTTGAAAATGGCGAAGAAAAAACTTAAATTATTTGTATGGGATGATTATGCCCCTGATTATTCCCCCGGCTTAGCTTTTGCGATTGCCGAAGATTCTGAGCAAGCAAGGGATATGATTGAAAAAGATGTAGGTTACAGGAACGACAGCCTATCTGCTACCCCGGATACTTACGACCTTACAACCCCTGTTGTTTATGCTTGTTCAGGGGGTGGATAATGGCACGAACGAAAATTAACACCTGCCTCGGATGCGGGAAAGTTATTCCGCTTGACAGGGTTTGGTGCGATGAATGTGAAATACATAGCCCCGAGGACGACTATCAATTTGGCATGGGGGATTTAGACGAATATGAGGATTCTACCGACTTTCTGGAGGATGAACTATGAAATGCCCAAAATGCCAAAGGAAAACCGAAGTAACAGACTCCCGACCAGCGCCAAATAACAGAATTAGGCGCCGAAGGGGTTGTCCAAATTGTTCTCATACCTTTACAACTTATGAATCAACCGATATTAGCGAGGACAAGGCCAAGTTATTGAGAATGCAGGAAATACAACTGAAGTTGATAGACAAACGAGTCCGTGCATTGCAAGCTTTGATGCGCAGAATGGAGAAGGCAAGTGTCTAAAGCATGGGTAACAAAGACTAAATCAGGCAACTTTCAAGTGTCATGGTACGAAGGACGCGACCAAAACGGCAAACTCAAGAAACATTCCAAAGTACAGTATTCCCGGGACCAGGCCGAAGGATTCAAGGCCGATATTATACACAAGCTCAATCGCGGACTGACTACAAGCCTTCTGGCTGTGCCATGGGACCAACTCAAATACGAATACATCGAGGCAAAGCAGGCCGAAAGAAAGGCCAAAGCGACGATAATCGAGATAGTAGGCATGTTCAAGCGTTTCGAGCGACTTGTCGGCCTACTGCGGTCCACGGAGCTCCAACAGGAGCACCTTGACAAGTTTAAGCGACTCCGAGGGAACGAATGCAAGTCGGCCAACACTCTGAATAAGGATTTAGCCAACCTCAAGGCGTTCGTTCGCTATTTTTCCATCGACAGGGCTTATATTAGGCCGTATATGGTCATTAAGCAGGTCAAGGCGACTGTTAAGCCTGTCCGGGCGCTGACTGAGGAACAGATCCAAAGCCTTTTGTGTTCGTTAAAGCAAAACAGCCGGCCATATTATATTCGGGCCTTGCTTGCGCTCTGTGCCGGTCTGGACGTTAGCTCGATAGACTACATCCGGATTCAGGATATTCATTTCGAGGACGATACGATAGATACGTTCCGGCCTAAGAAGAGTAAGTGGCACGCTATGCGCCCTATTCAAAGTGCTGTTATGAATGAAATCGCCGACTTCTGGTTGCATCAAAAGGACGGGCAGGTTCGGTTATTGCCGGATAGATATACCTGGTACGCGTGGAATCAACTGTGCGATAGTGCCGGTATAAACTCGACTTTCCATAATCTTCGCAAAACCTACGCAAGTATGCTCGTCAAAAAAGGCGTTTCTTTGGCTGTCGCGCAGGGCTTACTTGACCACCAGTCGATTGAAACAACTCGAAAGTTCTATCTCGACATAACCGGGGAAGAAAAAAAGGCAGCCGATAGTTTACCGGCAGCCTCTTGGATTGGCCGATAGTTTAGTTACGCCACTTGAAAATCAACCCGCGGGGCGCAGGAATCAGAGCAATAACTTCCCCAGTATTTTTTAGGTAACGGTTTTCCGTTTAGCTCGTATTGGTCGTCAAACCAAAATCCTTCGCAGTCCGTGTTATACAGTTCGCCGCAAACATCGCATTTTTCGATTGTATCTGGTAGGCAATGTATGGTTTCTTGTAGATAGTATATCAGACTAAAAGCTTTGTTTTGGGACAACTTTGGACGGAATTCGCCAGTCAAGTATTCATATAACTTGCTCACTTGTTCGCAAATCCCAATATAATTATCGGTCTTTTCTTCGGCTTCAGAGTTCTCATTGCGAGTGCAACTCCAGCATTTTACGCCATAATTGTTTTCATTCCAACAATTGGAAACTCTCAAAATACATTTAATCATTTCCCCAACCCCCTCTCCAGTAGCTGTTTGTAAAACTCCGCTTTACTAAGCTCCGCGTTCTTCGCAGCGGCGCGATGATAGGCAATCATAACCTTGCGATATAACGGCAGGTCGATATTTAGCGCCCTTTGTTTTTTGCGTTCTTTTGTCATTGTTCAAGCCTTTCTAACTAAAAGTTTCCATAAATTGAGTAAAATATAGTTTGTGAGTAATAACTGTGATAATATCGCAATTAAGAACCATATCATAATATCACTTCCTTTCTAAGCCCCCAAAAAAGTTTCTGAGTCCTATTGCATTGGCCGTGTCGATATTTACGGGCGTTTTTCAGCCTGTATCGCCTGTAATCGCTGTGTATTGGTAAACGTGCTTGTGAACTTCACAGAAATCTGTTTTACATTTTTGGCACGTGGCGGTTTGGTTCGTATAGGTGATTTCGTCCCAGTCGGTATCGGAACAATCCCACACTATATCGTCGCCCATTGCGCCACATTTCGGACATTTACTCTCGCATCGGCGCTGATTGTCCTCAATTTCCGGCTCGTTTAGCTTTTCGAGTAGCTTGTTAAAAGCTAACTTGTCGATAATCAAATCGGCGTTCAATGTTTTGCCAGAGCGACCGATAGCGTCAACATAAACCATTTCGTTTCCATCCCAAACGTGGACAGCTTTTAGTTTATGCGTTCCATTCCTGCCAGTAACGAGCGAGCGTTCTACGTTTGTTTCTTGCATAATGTTCATAATAAACCCCTTTCAAAAGTTATCAAAACAGTTATCCGGGAACTCCGCAGAGCGCCCGGCAAACGGTTTTAATATAAGTCGTCTATTGCATCCTTGAGGTTTTCTTTCAATTCGTCCAATTCATCAGGAGTCAAGTATTGCTCATTAAGCTCAATAAGAATACCGTCCGTCGTCTGTGAGTCCAACCAATCGCATTTTCCGCAACGATAGGCTATTGGGTCATTCTCTTTGAGAAACTTGGCAGGTTCGATGTGAACGCCTAATATCTCATGTTCTGGCGTTATCTCGTTGAGCATTTCGTCGTATTGATCATCCAATTCATCGTAAGATAAACCGCCAATTTCAATGCCCAAAGTTTCCGATAATTCTACCAATTTTTGGTCATCGTCAATTTTCTTTTGTTCTGCTTTCATTTTTTCGACTCCTTAATAAAGTTAGTGGTTAATCTTCTAAGCCTTGCATTAAGGCTCTCATATATTCCATGCGTTTCTGCTTATCAGGAAAGGCACGCCGTGTGCCGTAATCAAGGTTTTCTCTGATTCTAATATCACTTAACCCGATAGTTTCACTGAGTTTTAACTTGTGTCTATTCTTAAACTTTTTAGGCTTCATGGCTTTCCCTTTCAAAAGCCCCGCCCGGCAGATATTCCAACTACCAAGTGGAGCGGGAGTTGGTTGTATCAAGCCTTATCCCATCTTCCAGTAAATCCCCATTCACACAACATCGCAAAGCTTACGGCTATCCACAAAGGTATGCTTACACAGATTACAAAAAAGCCAGCGAGCAACCAAATAGGGGATGTAATAATTATAGCTACTAATCTTAATAGTTTCATAATTCCAACCCTTTCAATTAAAGTTAATAAAGCCCACCGACCAGTAATCAACCGACCAAAGAAGAGAATTGAGGCCGATGGGCGTTGTTTTAGTTGTTTGGTCGATATAGCACATATACAGAGGCTATGAATAGCCCCGCCCTGCGGATTTTAGATACCCATATCACGTCTGGCGGCGGCTGCCGATGTGCCGCAAATATCTCTGAGAATCTGATTCTTTGCCCTTGCAGCAGCGTTACGCTGGCACTTAACACAAAAAAACTTACCATTGCGCTTGCTAATTGGTGCTCGGTGTTTCTTGCAGACTAAAATGCCGTTTTCATGTTCCATTTTTAACCCCTTGTTAAACTCGATTAACTTGTCATTTACTACTCAAATTATATCGGCTATTTATGTTGTTGTCAACAATAAAATGTAACCAATTGTAATATTTATTCGATGATAACAGTTATAGTCTATAATAATAGTATAAAAAATATTAAGATTAATTTGCTTTTTTTGACGATAGAGTAAATATGATTAAAGAGTTTATACTGTTTGTTATTTGCAATTCCGTCGGGCGGGTTATCTTTAATCATAAGCCGTCCGGCTTTTTTCTTGCTTATGAGACCAAATAAACATAAACGCAAAAGACAGAACAAACACCAACAGAGCCCATTTTGTAAGCGTATTTTAGCACTACTCAATACCCAGTCAATAACAGGCAAAGAGCGCGACTTCCTAACGGATTGTTACGGCTCAAAGTCTGTAGGCAAACAGCAGCAATATATCCTTAACAGGATAGAAGATAGACAAAGACAATTGATTTAAGGCAGCTTTAATCCCTGTCGTGTAGTAAGGGCGGCGAAAACAAAGCGAGTCGCAGGATTAATCGCAGATGGATCAGCGGCGCAGTAAGCTGGCCGGAACATAAAACTTAGACGTCGAAAAACCTACTCAACGCAAAGTTAAGACTCGAACCAAATTCAGCAGAAGTCTCGGACGTTTCACCGATTAAATGCTTAAACAATTTGGCTATTCTTTCAAAAATAGTGCCAGACAGGGCCTTAATTCTGTCAACTTATAATAGTCTTTACTAATAAATCAGCGCATAAAATCAGACAGTAAACAACTCCAAAAGCGACTATAAACAAGGTAGAATGAATGAACGTAGAGTGAGTCCAGAACGAACGAAGTGAAGGAATGAACAACTAAGATAATTGAATTGATTAAATGAAGTGCAATTATAAACACAGTCTATAATACCAGCTTGAATGAGCAATGCAGTACTAATAGACGGTTGAATAAGTAGCTTGTGTATCATAACCAATGAAATATGAGACACAAACCAGCTTGTGTGTAGTGTATCAGACTCAAGGCGTTAATACTATCAGACCTTGCAATATGTAGTACGGCTCAATCTTTCCCGGTTAACCACTACCACCAGTATCCGCTTTAATACCGCTTTATACCCGCTTTTAGCCCTGTATATGGGCTCATTGTAGCCCTGATAGTGTGATTATAGTATGATGCGGGTAATAGCGTAGTGTTAAGTGTGGTAGTAGCAAGCACTTAGTGATAGTGTTGATAGTATAGATAATACGATTAAGGCTGTTTAGGGCTCAATAAGGCGATTCTCTCAGAAAGGTCGGGCAGGCGTCCCAAGGGGGGCGGGGGGCTTGCTGGGTCCCATTACTACACTCCCCCCTACCGATATGAAATCCCATAGATTCGTTTTAGGTTTGCGGCAAGAACGACCATATCTACAGCGTAATGCACTTTTCTATGGCAGTTGGCACAAATTAAAGCACATTCTTCGCACATTTCCTTTAATCTCTTTATAGAGTATGATTTCTGTGCCCACATAGCGGCTCTATCGGTCTTTCCCTTCTTTTCATTGACATGGTGGAACTCAAGGCAGGAATGGTCGTTCTCGGGGCAAATCAGGCATTTATGGGTTCGTTTATAATTGTCGAGAAAAGCTCTATTTCGCTTTCGGATCTGTTTATTCTTTTTCCTGAGTCTGGCATTTTCGCAGAGCCGGCACCATGATTTATATCTTTTCCGGTCTGCTTTAGTCGTTCTTGCCAAAACGAAGAATTCTTTATTTGGCTGAGATTTTTTACATTTAGTGCATATTCTCATAATTTAGGTACCATACTACTTGAGTCCCACTCGATTCAATTTCCGACAAAAGTGTTTTCTACAGAGGTTCGAGAAGGTTGGTTTCAGCTTTGGGTTTTCGAATTTACCTGAAGCTCTGTCGATTTTTAATTGTTCGTTGATTTTATTAATTAATTGAGTTATTGTATATTTAATCACAATCTTCCCTTTTTACTTTTGGTCTTACGAATTCAGATGTTCACAAGTATTATAATGCGGGCATTTTGATTCATACTTTGAGTTATCTGCTTGGCAGCATATTCCTGGATGGAATGGTCCGCCTTTTTTGCAGGGACTTGATGGGTGATATATTGGATGCTTGGCGGTTTTTGAGTCTGGTTGCGTATTTGCTGTTATTAGCTTCATCTGTCAATTTTCCTCCATTCCATCCATTTCCCACAGTTATCGCATCTGGTTTTGATTACATTGGCGTCGTGGATTTCCTGTTTGTGGCATTTTGGGCATTTCCACTTAAATTGTTCGAGTGTATTTTCCATATCAGTATCTGAACCCAAATTCCTCTGGCATCATTTTGAATATTGGCTCTTCAAAAGTTATTGGTACCTTTAGTTGATCTATGAGAGATTTTGGTAGCGGTACGATTTTATCATCTTCGACTAAATCTGATATTCTTAAGGGTATGCCATCCCAGAATCCTACATTTGGGAAGATTCCTTCAACTTCGGGCGGGAATTCTTCTTTTATCCTATCCCATGTATTTTTTGAGACGAGAATCATTCCTACTTCGTATGGTATTTCTTTTTCCATATCAGAGTTTTTCGAGGAGTTCTTTGATTTCAATGGCGCCGTTTTTGCAGAGCAATCTTTCTCCCGGGTAATCGCCCGTAGTATTATTGCAAGTGTTTATTATCGCTCTGGCTATTGTGCTTATTTCCTCTTTAATCTTCTGTTTTTCCTCGGGTGCCTTGGTATTGATTATATTGCCATCGTCGCTGACTTGAACATTTAATCCTATACATGGATTTTCTTCTTCTTTCCCATCCCTGACGGGGTTTGAGCCGATCTTGTGTTCTCCGCACCATCCGAGGTAGGCATAAACTACTGGATACCCCTGCAAAGTAGGACATCTTCGCCTACAGGCACCTCGGTTATCACCGTAGGGTGGTTTCGGCACATAATATCTGCACGAATTACAATTGAAGTTTGTTTTTCTGTCCCATTTATCCATTTTCTTTCCTCAGTTCGCTCTGTGTTGATTTCTGCGTAATAATCCTCGCTTGAAGGCAGTTCGTCCAGCCACCGGCCTGCTGTGGCCTCAGATTTAATCCTGTGGGCCTTCCGAGTCGTCCTCTGGCGGGTTCATAAGTAAAATGTACTCGCCGGTTATCATAGTTGTTGCCGATTGGAGTAAATCCATTGCTTTTGCGAAGTCGTAATCATCCACTTTGAAGTTTCCGGACTTGCCTGCCTCGGTCTTTATGGAGGTTTGTAGCGTGTCTGGGTCTTTGATATCTTCTCGGATCACCATTATTTCGTCGTGTCGGACAAAGAGTTCGTCGAGTAGATCTTGTGTGCTCACGCATTTCAGGTCTGTTGTGGTTTCGGACATTCCGGGCCCCTTTCTTCTACGATTACGCCTTGCTGGACTAATTTACTGAAATTATGCTGCTCTATGGCTTCCTGGGCAATACTCTTGGTATATTGGTTAATCTGCTGAGTTTCCAGCATCGCCGTTCTTTTTCGCTTTGCCTGGCCCATTAATACCCCCTCTTGGCCTTATTCCGCTTGGCCCGGCCGCCGCGTTTCTTTTTCTTTTTTGCTTTCTTAGCCATTATCTGGGCTCCAAATCAGGTGCTCTGTTACCTAATAAAACGTTGAAAACGACCGTGCCTCTGGCTGATAGAGGTTGATTTCCCGGCGGTGGAATGTCGATAGCTTCGATGTCGATGGTGTACGTCCCGGGCGTTGTTGGGGTCCACTTAATGTCCCATCTGCCAGTCGATGTATTCTCGGTGATTGTCATACCCGGCTCTGGATTGATAATGGCTATCACGAACGGATCGCCGTCTGGGTCGGTGCATTTCTGGTCCCATACGAATTCTGTGCCGGCCCGACCTTCGATTCCGCCCTGGAGTTCGTACTGGACCGATGCGGCGTCGTAAGCAAAGGGGATATCTGCGGCCTTATACAAGACTGCTCCGCGGGACATGAGAACGAAGGCTACGATTATTGCTAATACTGTCAAGACCATTAAGATTCGCTTGTTCATTTTTTGCCTGCTTTCTTCTCAGCCTTCCGCTGTTTTTTAATCTTTTTCTTCAAAGACTTGTCGCGGACGATTTTTTCTTTATTAAGTTTGAATTCCATAATCGCCTACCTTTAACCATTCGTTACCACTATAAACATAAAGTGTGAAATTGGAATCGTTATAATACATATCACCGCTTGTTGCGGTCCAACATGGTTCTTCGCCGATAAAAATAAGTTCCCTTGTGCGTCCCTTGAGTTCTTCGTGGGCTTCTTCGAGTTTCTCTTCTGTGAGGTCAGTAGGCACCGCCATCAGCACGCTCGGGACCGCCGGGGCTATGCACAATGCTTTAAGAAAGTCGCGTCGCTTCATTCTGTTTCCCTCAACAATCGGAACAATATCGGCCTTCAGGGAAGTCACCTTCTTGATGTGGAAGGCATCTTTCACAACCTTGTATGCCACAGTGAAAACAATAGAAAATCCCATATTTCGCGTAAGTGTTTTCGCAGATTGGGCAACAATGGAAGAGTTGGTAAATTTGCCTACACAAAATGAGAAATAAAATCGAGAACGGCACAAAGTACTCCATATTCTTTCCTTTCAAAGAGCCGGCATTATACCAAATACTATCAACTTTGTCAAGGATTATTTTCCAAGAGCTCGTTAATCGTATTTTGTAGTGCCAAAATCCGCTTTTTAAGGCTGTTTTTCTGGGCTTCCTGAATATCGACTCGCTTACTGAGTCGGCCGTTTTTCATTTCCAGAACCTTGATGTATTCGTCTTTGTCGAGTTCTTCTGTCATGTTCTCGGTCCGAATATTTGCGTATTGAATCCGTGTGGCTTCTTCTTCTTTTTGGGTTTAGATTTGTTCTTTTTCTTAATGATAACATCTTTGAGCAGGCCGTCACCGGCGCCATTGTTCGTTACGTCCTGGATATTCGTAGCCATTATTTCCCCCAATCGTGAGTTAAAGCGTAAATAACAAGGGCCAGAATAAGCGACGTGCCAAATCCAATAGCCCACTTTTTCCATGCCTGAAGAGTCTTTATTCTGTCGTCATGCAGAGCAACCTTCGTAACAAGGCCGTCGGTGCCGTTGCCTTCGAGAATGAGAAAGATTTTTTTGCAATACCCCTCAATTCTGGTAAAGTCCGGCTTGATTACTTTTTCGTAAAATTGCTGTTCGTCCATGCTATCGAGTCCTTTTTCTGAATGTAGTCTTTCGACCTGAAGTTGATGTGGAACGTCGTCTGAATGTCGTTTTCTTGCCTTTTGAGTCGCCCTTAGAGTCTTTTGTGATTTGCCTAACCCTGAATCCTATCTCTCCGCGGGGCGCCGAGAAGGGCAGGCCGTTACGCAGGGCTATCAATTCTGCCAGCGAGACTGCGAATCTATTTCTTTCCCGCTTCCATTTAGGTTTGCCTTTGTCGGATCCTGATTTGAACACTTCGCCGGTACCCATAAGCTGAAGCATCTTACCGAAACTGCCAACTACGTCCGAAGCGTCCAGGGTCATATCGACGAAGATGTTCCCTGTCCGTATGCTCTGCAAGTCTCTAATAGGCAATCCGGGCGTTTTGAGTCTTTTAATGACTTCGTCGGCCGTATTCTGGGCGAATGGGCCTATTAATGCTGGCAGGCTTATCAGGTTAAGGACTGTCCCCAAAGGCACCTTCGTAGCTTGTTTTTTGACTGATTCGGCGATTATCCGCTTGGCCTTCTCTTCGTCGCCGCTTGCCCATATCAGAGCCGCGGTCGCTGAAGTTACGCCGATGGCAACTAAGCCCCTGACTACCTGGACAAGAACATTGGCAAAGAATACTCCACCCCACCGCTCAAGCATCTGGGCAGTACTGATTCGGCCTTTTACCCTATCAATAGTCGCTCTTTGCAGGACGTTCAATTGGGCTACCCTGGCCGAAGAGAATATCGTAGAGCCCCGCAAAGGCACGTTCGGACTACTTGTGAGAAGGTTCCTGTGTACCATATCCCACTGAGGCTGGCTGTCCAGGGCTACTTCAGTCAATTTCATAGCCGCCTCTTTGTTGGCCTTGGTCCCCTTCTTTAATCCCTGTTCTGCGGCAACTTTTTCCTGTGCGGCCAGGTAAATCGTATAAATGGCCTTCTGGTCGCCCCATAGGTATTGGTTCAGGAATTTGTCCGTCATGGGCGAATCCTGTAATACCATCGTATCAAAGGCGTGCTGTGCGGCTACGGCACCTGTAACGTAATTGAATCGGCGCCCTTCCCAACGCATCCAGAGTATGTCGGAAAGCTCCTTCATTTCCGTAACGCCCGCCCGGGGGATTTCCGCTGCCGAAATAAGAGGTCTTGCCCTCAAGAAATATTTAGAGTTTATTGTCTCATAAGCTGCCGGTATTGAGGCAGTCTGTATTCCATATCCAGTTAACCTCAAGGACAAAACCGATTTTCCGAAGTTGTTTAACTGTTCTGCTAAAAACAAGTCAATCATAGAAGCGTCCGAACTGAACGCCTGAATCCTGTTGACCAGTTTAATGATCGTATCTAATTCGTCGGCCCGACCGGCATCCCGCATTGCCTTCTGCCATCTGTGGCTGTTAACGAGGATCCGTAAATCCTGAATGGGGATAACTCCGCCGGCATAAGCGGCGTCGGCCTGCAGCGAGGACATTAATTCCTGCCTGAATGGCACTATCCGGATCTTGGCGGTTCCGCCGGTCTTTGGTTGCCGCCTTGACTCTTCTTCGAGTACCTTCGTTGTTTCGGTTGGCCTGGTCGCCGTTTTTTTATCGAACACCCGAACCGTCCGCCAATGCTTCTTTTCGGTGTTCAGGTCGAAGTTCTGGTATTCGTTGGATGTTTTATTAACCTCTGGGGTTACGACTTCCCTGTTAATCTTGAAGGCCGCATCGCTCAATGCCTTGAATTTGGGGTCGCCCTCAATAATCTCCACGATCCTGCGGAGTTCGGCATCTGTAGGCGTTCCGGTTTCGGTTACGACCTTTTTCTTAATAACGTTAAGAGGTCCGCCGCGTTCGGTTTGAAGTATAACCAGGCCGTCCGTTCGAAGCAATTGTCTCAGATTGCCATCAGCCTTAATGTGCTGGTAAATCGAAAGAACGTTGTCGAGGTCCATATTGATCGACTTGCCGCCAAGGGTTACTTTTACCTTTTTGTCCAGACGTTTTGAGTCGGCCTTTGTGAAATTGATTTTGTTGATTATGGCTCGAGCGCCTTCTGTGAATTGCCTACTGACTTTGGCCTTGCCTTCCTCGTACTTCCTGAGATTGTCCTGGATAAAGAAGTCGGTCGCGTCCGTAGTTTTGCCGGTCACTTTACTGGAAAGCGTTCTGAGCGTCATTTGCTGGATTGTTAAGACCTTGGGTATGAATCCCGGCAAGCCGAGGATATCTACATTTACGCCCTTTTCCTTGGACTTTGAATCCACTTCCTTGACCGCGGCATCCTTCTGTTGGTTCTCTTTTTCGGCCTTGGCGGACTGTTTTTCAAGGAACGCCTTATCGCCCATAGCCACTAAATGCTCTATAGACGTTTTAATGTAGTTGATTTCGTCGATATCAAGGTCTTTTATGGGTACTTTCCGGAGCCGGTTCAATTCGTCGATGTGAGACTGCGGCATCCAGGGAAGCAACGTTCCGATTTCGTCTTTTAGGTTACTGCCCAAATCGGCAAGGTTCCCGGCCATTTTACTGACAAAGGCTTCGCGTTCGAGTAGTTCGTCAAATTTCTTCTGGGACATCTTCGAAAAATCAAAGGTATCGAAGAACGCCTTAATCGGACCGCGGACCTCTGGCGACAACTTGCCGAGTTCAACTTTGCCGAACCGCCTTTCTTTCCGGAGCTTCTTCATAAAGTCTTTGAGCTCGTTAACGGCGCCACGGTGTTCCGCTCTGAAGGCAAGCATTTCAACTGCCGCAACGGCCTTCTGCTTTTCAAGGTCTGTTCTGCCTTTAGCAACGAGTGAAAGAAGTCGATTTTGCTCCGCAGCCGTTATATCGACGCCTTTCAGCCTCGTTTTGATGCGTGCCGCAAGGTCTTTGTGGCTCGCAACTATATCCTTGGCGCTCTCAAGCCAAGCTTTAGCGGACGATACTTCCGCCTTCTTCATCGCAATATCAAGGACCTGCTGGGCGGTTTTGCCCGAATCAATGCCCTTGGACGGCTGGACGGCTAATTGTACTCGTTTCTTGACGGGAATATCCTGTGCTTCTGATGGCGCTAAAATGACTTTACCACGCCTGATATCGGTTATCGCTCTTTCTTGTAAGTCGCGTACTTGCGCTCGAGTTAGGGCGATTTCCCTGCCTTGGATTTCTGTGGTTGTCGGGATATCTATTTCCAGGTCCTCGGCAATGCCCGCGACCTCTTCGTTTGTCATTGTGGAGATATTGACTTCCCGGAACGGCCTGGCCCCGATTGGGATGCCGAGTACTTCCCTCAATGCCTTGATATCCGCCCAGTCAACATTTGCCTGTCTCAGTCCATTCTCTGTTCTGATCAGGTCGTTATCAACCTTCTCCTGCAAGCTATTCTCAATAAAGACAAGGGTTCTCTCGGCTTCTGATCGGGCCATGGGTATCTGAGTTTTCTTTGTCGGGAATCCACCTTCTTTGAATCCCTGAATGTCCTCGGCTTTCAGTCCGGTACCCGCTTCTATTCGGGTCTTCATCCCCGGCGTTACGTTGCCGATGTGGAGTTTGGGGGTTACTATGTCGGGCTTCATCGGGCGGCCTTGCTCTTTGAAGCTCAAAGCATCCAGTTCTGTCCCGCCCTCAAACACCATATTGGCAGTTGGCTTGACATTTGTTTTCTCGAAAGCCTCTTGCCTTGTAAGGAAAACGCCATCAGGGCCAATAAATCCTTCTGATGTAAATGTTGGTTCGCCGGGCGTTAAATTTTCCGACTCTCGTATCTGTTCCGAATATTGCTCTGACAGATTGAAGTGGATATCGCTTGCGTCCCCGACGTACACCTTTCCGTCTGCTCCTATATTGGCGACAAAAAGACCTTCTTCTGGCGTTGGCAATCTTCCGCCAATCTTTTCTACCTGTTGGCCTTGTATTGTTACGGGGGTAATATCCGCCGCTTCAACAGGCGGTTGTCCAGCCACGGCTCCAGACGGCTCTGCAATCCCCTCTGCGGGCTGTGGTTCGACGGGGATTTCGCGGGGGAAAGCTATGGATTGCTCTGCTTCTGGCGTTCTTGGCGGAAACGTTCGTCCTTTCAGGATATCAGAAACAGGCGGGATTCCATCTTCGGGCGCAATTGGCTCTTTGAGAATGTCTGAGACGGGGGGAATTTCGTCCTTGGCCTTGATATCTCCAATGTCCCGACGGATGAATCTTCCTGCCTCGTCAACCTGGCCTTGTGCCTGCTCAATTTCGCTTTGAATCTCTGCGTCTTGCTGTGTCGTCTCAACTACGCCGCGTGCCACACTGACCGCTGCTCCGGGTATGGGCAGGAGTGCCATCGGACCAATTGCCTGTTTGCCCTCTTCGAGCATTGCCTTGGCGGTGTCTTTGAGTTCTGCCGGAATATCGGCCGCTTCAATCTGGCCTTCAATAGCTCTGCCTGTCTTGACGGCAATTTCCTCGACGCCCTTCTGAACGACTTCCTCGGCGACTTCGGTTCCGACTGTCTTGGCGTATGCTATCAGGAGTTTGAGGATTCCGCTTTTAGCTCTGCCAAGGCCCGGAATGATTTTGTCAATCTGAGACTGTTCAATATAACCATAAAGAGGGCCGCCTACGCTTGACACAAGGGCGGCTGTTTTATGTGAAACGCCAGCTTTTCTTGCGGCTCCATAAATAGCACCTTCTCCTTGCTCTGACCAAAACTTCGTACTGCCGATGGCCTGGCCGGCTACGTAAGAGCCTGGGACGGTCACGATTTCTTCGGGGAAGGCTGCCTGTGGCCCGACTTGGCCGGCAAGTGCGGCTGCTCCAGCAAAGGCCGTTCCCGTTTTAACGCCTTCCCCCAACCCTCGTATCATGCCCGGCGTAACCTGAACAGTGCTTAACAGCAGGGATTCGGCAAAGTTTCTGCCTTCAATGGGATTGCTTTCGTTAAGTTCGGCAAGTCTCTTGTCGGCAGCGAAAGCCTCTTCTTCACTAATTAGACCATATTTTGCCTGCCGCCATGTGAAATCTAAAGAGATATTCTGTTGGCCACGCTGGAAAGCTTCGCCTGCTCTTTCGGAAAAGCTTCTCTCTTTTGGAAACGCTGAAGGCGCAGAAATTCCCTGCGGATCGGCTATCCTGGGAATGTCAACTTGGGGGATTGTGTTCTCGATGGCCCCGATGGGCTTGTTGGGGTCTAAATCGGGAAGGGATGGGAATACTGTGGGGGGTGCGGCCTCTACGTCAAGTGCTGACAGACCGGCCTCGTTGTCCAGAGAAGCAAAGACTTCTGCATCTAAATCTTCGAATGTTTTTGCCATTATTCAAGGAGTCCATTATCTTCTGCAAATTTCCGAGCGTCTGGATTAGTTGAGCCACCCAACTCTTTGAATCTTCTGAGCAGAGTGGACCTGTCTTGTGTGGCGTTAGGGAAGGTTGATTTGTTTTGTGGAGGTATGCTGCTTGGACCAAACTGACCGAATGGAGGGAAAGTTGGTTGGCTTCGCGTTTTAGTTGGGAATGTACCGGATTGCTGAGTTCCCTGTGATGCCGCAGGTCTTTCGAATTGAACCGTAAAGCCATCTTCGTCCTCGAATCCAGTTTCGATTATAGAGTCAATTTCAGCCTGAACCTGCTGTTGTTTGGCGGGACCGAGAAAATCAAAGCCGGCTCTTGTTTTGATGCCCTGTATTATGCGTTCTGTTTCTTCGCGGGATATCGTATCCGGTTTGTCCTTACGAATAAGCCTTCGGCCGGACTTGTCTCTGGTTGCATCAGCAAAGCTACTGCCTACAAAGCCTCGGATATCATCAGACTGGCCAGGGCTAAAGACTGAAATATTGGTAGTTCTTGGCTGTGCCGCTCGTATCCGGTTGGTTTCCCGGGCAATCTCAATCCTCTCCTGATTGAACCGCCGGTTGTCCTGAAGCTGGGCATCGAAACGCTTGTTCCGGGCATCTTCTCGGCGATTCCGTTGGTTAATCAGACTGATCTGAATGAACTTGTCTGTAAGATTTCTTGCGAATGCTATGCCTTCGTCTGCCATTATCCGAATCCTCCCGTAGCGCCTAAAGTTGCAAGGCTTAGGCCAGAGCCTATTAAGGCACCTGTTTGGGCGCCTTGGGCTTGGTCTTGTTCGCCTTTAATCAATCCGGCTTGGGCCCGCAATAGAGGCGTGCTGGATTGAAGATTGATAAAGTTCTGTAAATTACCGAGACGATTGAGGCTGAATTCTCTCTTAGCTTGGCCTGCCGCCCGGACTCCTGTTCCGGATTCCCCGAGCCTCGTCGCTGATTCTCTCAGCAAGCTTTTGCCTACATTGCCGGAAACGATATTGTCTGGTCCTGTAAAACCTGCCCCGGCCGTTGCAGTCTTGAATTGCCTACGCCTTGCCCCTGCCAACTTCTTTGCGTCGCCGATAAATCTTGAAGCAAGGTTCTCTGGAAACAGGTCGGTTTTGATAGACTCAAACAGGCCCTTCTCAAGCTTCTTGCCTTCGGGGGTAAGCTTGGGCTGTGTAAATGGCTTGGCTTTATCGTCACCACTTAACGAATCGGCTATACCCAAGCCAAGGCTTCCCGCTAAAAGTGCTGTTGTCAAAAACGCCATATTATCTACTCCCGAACTGCTGAAAGAATCCTACCGAACCCGTTGCTGGTTGGCCTGCAAATGAAGATGTTACTCCAGGGCTGCCCGTTACGCCTGTGTTTGGGTTTACATTGGATGGGGTAAATCCCTTATTGAATCCACTTGCCAATGCGATTCCCGCAGCGCTACCTACGCCCCCTGCAAGCTCCGAACTAAAAGATGGTGATTGCGACCGTCGCAGGATAGATTGATTCGTTGCATTCAAAATATCCGTAGCAACTCTCCGTTCTCCGCCGACCGCATTGAAAGCAAGTCCCTGGGCAATCCCTTTGTCCTCAAAGCCGCTGAACTCAAACTCTCGATTAATTCCTTCCTTTTGCCTTGCGAACTGTCTTTTAAGTGAACTTCTCAAAAAACTTCGAACGCCGACATCTGCCCTTGGGATTGCCCTGTTGATTCCGGATTCCAGATTTCTTCTTGTACTGACGAATTCTTCGCCGGTCCTTCGCAATATGCCGGATTCTGTCTCAGCGGTAATTCCGGGTGTCAAACCTTCCCCGCGAAGTCCCTGTTCGATTCTGGGAAACAATTCGGCCTGAAATTCCTTCGCTTCCGGTTCGAGTTGAGGCGCAAGTAGTTTCGGCTTACTGCTGTCAGCACCAAGTAATTTACTGAGAAATCCCATGCTCTAATCCTTATTAATTGCCTATTGCCATAATAGTTACAAGGTTATAATCAGCCGCAGCACCATCGACTCTATGCGTCTGTATTAAAGCCTGATTTGCCGACAAAGGCGTGTCCGTAGCTCCGTTTGCAACTACGCCAGCCGGAAGGCCCAAATCTGCAAGAAATCCCGCGATTGCATAATTAGCATCTGGAAAAAAGGAGTCCCACACAATCGTATATGCCCCAACTCCAGTTCTGGTCACGCTAAAGACATTGAATGAATCGGCAACCGTCCCGTCATCTCCATCAAAATTCACCCACGCTTTAATAAATCCACTCTCCGCAGCCGTAATAGCGGTATCGTAAGCATCCTTAACGGCGGCGCACGTTGCTAATGTCGTATCGTTATCGTTGCTCTCTATACCTTCTGCCTCCGTTACTAAGGTGGATGCGGCAAGCTGGGCAACCGTAAGGCCGGATATCCGGGCAAGGGGAACGGTCCCAGAGGCAAGATTGGAAGCGTCGAAAGCATTAAGAGCAGTCAATACATCTGTAAAGTTCTGATTGACCTCGCTCGCAACGGCAGTTGTATCGGCCGTGAACGTATTCGTAACTGTGTAAGTTGCCATATTAGAATTCCTTAACTTGGAATCGGAAGTTGCTTGTGGTAAAGTTTCAGGGCAATCAAAGTTGTATCCTGTGCGTTACTCGTCTGAATATCAAGTTTGGCGTTTATGCCCTTACCGCCTTTGCCGATTTTCTTATGGGCATTCTGAAGCGCAAAAGATGTAGAGCCCCAATTGAAGTTGCCCCACGTTCCCTGGCCCCAGATAAGCCATGAGCTATTAACTGCCAGTGAGCCGCTGCCGAGAACGAATTGCTTTGTCCTTTGGAATTCATTGCCGTTAAAAGAAATAGTCGTGTCGAACGTCACGCCCGAACTCTTGGCGACAATCGAAAGAGAATTGACGACTTTTTCAGTCGCTTCGTGTCCGAAGAAAAAGTCGCCTGTGGTATATTGAGTAGCTAAGTTCTGGGAAGTTGATGCGTCAAAATCTGTTTTGTTAAGGAAGTCTGCGCTGCCTGCAAAGTCGTGTTCCATTATATACTTGTTGATATTGTCGGCAGTATAAAGCGTTCCATCAAAAACATGCAAGTCATTCGCCGCCCAACTAACTGTTGACCATGCCCCGGTCAAGCCTTGAAACAGAAGCCTTGTTCCGTTTTTCACATCCCAGACGACCGTTGCCGTGTTCGTTGATTGATTCGGGCCGGTTATCGAAAGATAATACCTGTCCATATAGAAAACGCCGGCGGAATTATCTCTTTGTGCTGTGGGTATGCCTTTTTGGTTGCCGATTTTGTCTCGAATCGGGTCGCCTACAGGCCAAGGCAGTTCTCCGGTTTGCGGGTTAAAGGCATTGAAATTGGCCCAATAAATATTGCCGTTGAACTGCCATACAAGGCCGTTGCCAACATCGACAATCGAATCGTAAGCATCGCAACCGACGTCAGCAATTTTGACTGTGCTTGCGTTTGGATCTTCAAGGTTGGTCGTTAGCCATATCTGAGACTCGGTGAACCAAAATATCTGTTTATTGAAAAGAGCAGGGCCTATAAGGGCGTCCGGGAAGTATATGAAATTGAGTGCCGGAAACATATCCGGAGCCCCTCGCCTCGTATAGACGCCTTTGTTCGTTAGCTCGTCGGAACTATTTATGCCGATTCCCCATATTCTACTATCGTATGCAATTGGATTTTTCAGTCTTGGCGGCGTTCCGGCATCTAAGGTAATTTCGACGCCCTCTTCTCCGTTCGGGACAACATCAACGAAATCCACGCTCTCGCCGGTTATAAGTCCCACGAAACGAAAAGGCCCGTCTGGGGTGTCTGCCGGCGAACGATAAACACCTATTGTATCGACGCCGGCTTCGAAATGGAAAGTCATTAATGTAACCTTCTGGGGGGTGGCAGTTGCCCCTCCTGTGACCGCTATGGACGTGTTAACGCTATTGGGTCCGGACTCGCCGAACTTAGTCGATGCCCCGCCGTCGTCCCAGTTGTTCGTGAATCTATAATAATATGTCCCATTAATCGTTATTCCCCTGCCATCGGCCGTTGCTGCCCCTGTCGATATGACGAAGTGGCTGTGTGTTATTGTTGCGCCACCGAAGTTAGTTCCAGCACTGTATGCAATAGCAAAAGTTAAAGTTGTCGCTGTCTTTGCAGTAACCTCAATGCCGTCGGTATTATTCCATGTAGCCGCAGCGGTTCCGGAAACGCCGACGAAAAGAACGTGCTCAGCAACTTCAACATCGTCGGTATCCCCGGCATTAAATGTTATCTCTGTACTTGCCCCGCCACCTGCCGTTGCATGGGAATTGTATGTTAAGGTAGCTGTAACGCCACCGTCAACTGGTACGCCAAGGCCAAGGTCGGATGAAGCCGTGTCAATTGTTCCTATCCAGCGCTGAGGCACATCCTTGCCGTTACAGAAAATCAAGTCCTCTGCTTCGTTAATGCTGTACTTGGCGAAACGGACCTGATTGCCGGAGGTTAAGCCGGTCTTAATGGGAGTGCCGCCGCCTTGGCCTGCCCATCTGTCGTTGGCTTCGTCGTAAACACTGACTTCGTCCGTAGCCCCCGCATCCCAACTGGCAACGCGGTAATCTGCGCCTCGGAGCTCTACAATAATAAACGTAAGAGGCGGAGCGCTGTCCGGCAATATCGTGTCCTCAGAAGCGACAAGCCATGGCCTGAACGGGCCGCGGGTTACGAGCGTGCGGTTCGGCTGGTGGTAGTAATTCGATAAGGCCGTTTGCTGGTCCTTGCGAATCGAGGCCGAAGGCTCTGCGGTATTCAAGCCGCCACTGAAGTCATCCATCTGCCACGGCTCCCATGTCTCGGAAGGTTGGCTGGGAAGTTTCGGAATTGGGATTGGTATATTCAGCATAGTTAAATAAAAAAGGACGACCGTTTTATGGCCGCCCTTCGAAGGAGGGTAGTAATGAAAAAGAATCGATTAAATTCTACTTGGGTCGCGTTTGGGTGAAACCGAGCGAGGGGGTCCGCCCGGAGCATTTTTCTTCGAGGCTTTCTTAGGGACGCTTTTTGAGCGAACACTAATAAGTTGTGGCTCGTCAAACCAAACCTCGGTTAGGAATTCTCCATCTTTATTCAACTTATCAGGGATAATCATTACCCGAACACACCCATAAAGATAAATTGCACGCGCAACCGCAATGCCTTCGTAGCCAGTGATTGAATCTTTGTACTTTTTCCCTAATGTCACTTTCATAATTCTTTCCTTTCTAATTTGCGTCACCTAAAAGTTTATTCTTATTGATGGCTCTCGCGCCTTCTCTGATAGCGTAATACTGAGCCATTTCCGAGGATGCAAGAATCGAATCCCTGTCGGAATATCTTACCCTTGCGATTCCCCAGTCAACGATTGCAGGTTCATACTCCGCCGGAAAATCAAACGTACTACCAACGGCCGTCATAACCGTAGGCGTTCGGAAGTAGGATATATTCAAGGCATCGGCGCCTGTCGCCGTTGGCGGGATAACTTCGATATAAAGAACGCCATTGAACTCAAACCAAGCAGTCGCGTTTGTCGGCGTTTCTTTGTCGGCTCCGAACTGATAAGTGACTTCGTGATGAAACGTCCTCGAAAGTGGAGTGCCGTTGAATTCGACTTCGAACACGGCTACGTTATTCGTTAATGAAGCCGATAAGGTAAACTTGAAATTCGTATTGTCGGTATTGATATTGGCTGTACCCTGCAAGGCGCCCGAGAGGGTGCAGAAGTCCTTAGCTCCGCGATTGATGTATCGCAGAAGGACGGCATCATCCACGCTCAAATCGTCCGTGTCTTGAGTCTCGTCACGAATCTCATCTATTATATCCTGGCCTGTTGACATTATTTATCCAACCAATTTTAAGGGATTAAGGGCTTTGAGGCGCTCTATGACGTTGGCGTGAATTTGGCTAATCCTTGACTCTGTAAGTCCAATGGCCTTAGATACGTCCGCTTGCGTACAACCGTCAAGGTACATTGACTTCATAAGAAGTTGCTCTTCATTTGAAAGCGAAGGGTGATTTACTAAATAATTAATCAAATCCTTCTGTTCGAGGTCGTCATTCTTGGCGATTAGTGTGGTTTCAAATCCATCGCCATCTTCGACTTGCGAACTGAATGTTATGTCAGAAATGAAATTCATAAAAGGAAAATGCTTCCATCGCTTCCCCGTTTGTCGCCGTTCGTACATTCGGTACTTAAGAATGCCCCGCATATAATCAATCATATCCCAGCGAATACGAGCAGGAGCATATTTGATTTTAGACTGAGGCATACGCCTAACTCCGCCTTCGAGCCAAGCCGAGTTTATTAATTCCCAATAATCGAATTGTTTATTGCAGTATATTTGGGCCCATTTATGAAACGCAGCCTCGACCTGCTCAAACTGTATCGTGTTGGCCTTAATCATTAGAAGTTGGCCCTCAGTTGCGGTGAACGGAAATTCGCCGGGCGATTCTCTCGCATCTGGATATGCTGTGGGCCGCTGTGGCCCCGCATCTTCTCTCGTATATCTTTTTTCCTGTCTTGGTACCTTGCTTCATCTGCACGGCCATCAAGGCCAAGGGCATCCAAGGCAATTGAAGTAGCCTTCGAACGCAAAGCGGGATGATACCAGCCGGGGAAAGTCGATACGGAATCTTCGTCTGGAATGGATTCGATGTCCAAGTCAATTGTGTAAACCTGGCCGGGCGTATTGCGCAATCGCATTCTAAGTATCCCTGAACCATCGGTATCCATTGCGTATTTGGTCGGGAATGAAGATGCGGAGTTTTCTCGGGGATCCCATCTGTAGAAACTTCCCAAGTCGCCGAAGAAGGGCGTCAAAATTACTCCTTCCGAAATAATCCTAACAGTGCCGTCAACCACCTGAATAGCAGTAGAAGGCAAATCAACATAATTCTGGCTTGCTACAGTCGTAAGAGTCGTGTGGGACGTTATGACCTTCGGAGCGTCAAGGCTGCGGTCGATAGAGAAATCGATAAGAGCTTCGTTGATGGCGCCGTAGATGGATTTTCTGTCGTTCGCTGTAATTTGAGCCCGTCCAGACAAGCGCACAACCTTCGCTTCGATTGTCCTCTGGATTACATTAAAACTTAGTGACCATGCAGCCATGATTAACCTGCCTTATTGTATTGAGTAAGGTTTCTTTTTGCAGCCTGAAGTTTGTTTTGTTTTTCGACTTGCTTCTGTTGTTTTTGTTTAAGCTTATCTTGAGCCTTAATACCCTTTGTTATCTGGGCATCAGTAGCATTTATCTTTATTTGGTTCTTCGCAATTTCTGCGTTGATTTCTGTTAAATTGAGTGCCATGATTTGTCCCTCAAATTACGTTTATATTTAATCCTCCTGAATAGCAGCGTCGGGATTCGAACCCGAGACCTTGTGGATATGAGCCACATGAGATAACCGCTTCTCTACGCTGCGATGTACTAAAAATCATTATCAACTATAGCATCGTTCGTTACCCTTTTGCGGGCCGAATGATGTAGTGCTTCGCCAAATTCCTCGGAGCATTCCCGAATCAAATCCTTCTGCCGTTTTTCCTCGGTTCCCTTTTCGTCTTGGCGCATCCGTACAACATCACGCATACTCAAGCTGCTGTTATGCTTGACGTTCCAGAATGCCATGGCAAACGATTCGTTCATCGCAAACGACCGGATACATTGCACTTGGCCGTGGTGGTCGTAGAAGATAAGGAAGTTGTTAGATTCAGGATTGAAGCGAAGATGTAGTTCCGGGTCAAACTCTTTGAGCGTTTTATCCCACTCCTTCGGCGTCCCGGACGGTTGCGGTAGGTTATGGAAAAACGAGCGCATCCGCAAATCTGCGCTCGACTTTTCGCTGAATTCAATTTCGCTTGCTATCATAGGATGAATTACCCTTTTTTGCCGAGGATGTCCCTTGTGACTGCGACTGCACCCTTTTTGACATTGATGGCCGTCCTGCATGTTTGCAGTTGGGCTAACAATCGCTGTTCGCTTTCCATAAGTTTGTTCAAGTCGCCTTCGTGCAGTTTGAGTTTTGCTCGAATATCTTCTCGGCTGATAGGTTCTGTGCTGACAGGCTTCGCAGGTTGTGGCTCCGGCTTCGGTTCGCTCTTGGGCGTTACGATTGGTTCGTTCTGGACGCCCTCGAATTTCTTGATAACGGGTCGGTTGCCCTTCAATGGGTCGTTGGGGTCAACCGCTGTGACCGCACACGCATCGGGTACCGCAGGGTCAATTTTCGGCACATCTAAAGCAATCAACTTGCCGTCCTTGCCTGCACAATCGTCGCAACAATTGAGTTCCTTGCCCGGAACCTTGCCGAGATTAGGTTTGTATTTTTTCAGTTCTTTTGTTTCTCCGCAGCGTTCACATCTCTCTTCTGGCATAACATTACTCCTTTTTAGTTTTCGATTTCTTTGAGCATATTTTGCAAGGCTTCCTGGGCGCCATTAAATCTGAGCTCATTAGCCTTGCATTCGTTCAGTATGGTCTGTGCCTGAGCGCCCTTTTCTCGGTTCGCAAGTAGTTCCTTTTGAAGTGCGGCCATGCGATTTTTGATTGTCTGGGCTATTGTGGATTCTTCTGGTTCTGGCATTGCTGTCCCTTCCTTGGTCGAATTACCATCGCGCCGCACCAAGGGCATTTGCCGACTCTTTGAGCGGGATGGAAGTAATGTACGTTCTTGCAAGCAGGGCATTGTCCGATGTCTGTATTATTGCTTGCTACCTGTGGGTATTTTGATGTCCCTGCAATCTCATAATTTGTATCCGAATCCGGCCATCTGCTCGGGAACGTTAGTCGCATTGGCTCTAATTCGGATATTGCTTTGGCGGCACGTTCGCAGGCGTTGCCGTCTATGGGGCCGAAGAAGTCTTTTGATAATTGGTCAATAACATCTTGATTGGCGTTTGACTTGCCCAACGTGGCGTCATTGACTTCTCTAAGGCTTTTAATCCCTGTCGAAACGCTTGCCAACAAATAACCCTTATTCCCGCAGTTGCCGAACCGCAAAGCGGGTATCCCCATCAAGTGAGCCTCAATTGCCATCGTAGAAGCAGGATGAACCAAAAGGTCGGTATGCTCTAAAGTCTCTCTCGCAGAAGGTAGCTGGATAACCTTGATGTCCGTGTCTTTGAAATAGTGTTCGTACTCGGCTGCGGCTTCAACCGGATGCGTTTTTAAGGTTATGTCCCATTCATCTTTCAAGTCGTCGTAACAATCGAGGATTTCGTCGATCCACAGCATCCGGCCTTCTCGGCCTTTGTCGAAGTAGTATTTATGCAAGGGACTTCCAAAGGGGGCTTCAGGCACCGAGAATGCCGAAGTCCTGTCAGCGTAGTCCCAAGAGGCGGCTAACACAAGATGTTTCTTGCCGGGATTATTCGCCTCCCGTTTCTTTATTGGAAAATATGGGTCGAAGGCTATGCCGCCGATTACTTTAACATTCTTGTTCAGCACTTCGCTTCTGCCCATTAGAATTTCTTTGAACGGCTCGGACCAAACCAATTCTAAATCAACGAAATAATCCCATGAGCTTATGTATAAGCGTCTTTTGTCCTCGCTGGCTTCATCGTAGTCATGCTTAGTCAATCCAGGCTCACAGCGACGTACAGCGACCTTGATGCCCATTCTACGGCAGGCTATACAGAAGTCTCTGCAATATTCGCTTCCAGCCTCCGGCACAACGACAACGTGGGGTTTGTATTTGAGAACTTCTCTGCGGCCATGCGGTATGAACTGAATAGCCTCGGCGGTATGACCGAGTTTCTTTAGATGGTTGGCGATGCTCTGGTCAATCCATCCGTCACGTGATATTGTCTGAGTCAGTATTAGGACTCTCATTTAATTCCTTATAACAATAATAACTCACCAACAATAACATTGTTTGCACCAATGAAAAGGTGCTCAGGGTTTTCTCGGTGATATTCTTTCTCGCAAGGACTGCAAGTAAGCACAAGATTAGACTGTTTATTAGAACCGCCAGCCCAACGAGATATTATGTGATGCGCCTGAGCTTTTCTACTACTCGGCCAATCAGGTTTTTCGCCTCTTAAGTGCAGTGGACAACCACATCTTTCGCATTGAGCGCCACGCCTTTTCATCAAAGCAAGCTTTTTTCTTTTTGTGACACTCTTACTCATTTCACCTTAAACCCTATTGGTTTTAATTCAGTCGTTTCTAATTCACATTCAGCTACATTTTCAGTATGATGTTTACCATCATTATCTATATAACTAAACTCATATTCATTTAGCCCGTTTCTTATATGTATTGCGGTTATTTTGCCTATAAGACCGTAACAACTCACTGTTTGCCCATATTCGTATTTAGTTTCTATCGTTGGCACTCATTTTCCCTTCCTATACAAAAGCGTCATTAAAGTACCGTAAAACGGGGGGCAAATTATACTCAAGTTTTTGGTTAAATCTCGGTTTTCAATTGCATAGGCCATCGTACAAATATCCGGTTTAACATCAGCATAAGGCGTTTCCTCGTAGAAGAACTTCTCTCCGAGTTTCTTAAAGCCGTTCTTTCGGAAATACTCGTCGAACAGCTTTGGCTTGAAGTGCATCAGGTGACTCTTAGGCTTGTGCTGATTCCAGTGGATTCCGAAAACCTTAGCGGCAATGCAGTCCGAGTTCGGCGTGCTGGTAATGAAAATCATGCCGTTGTCTTTGAGTAACGATATCGCTTTGTCAAGCGTTTCCCTCGGCTGTGCCATGTGTTCGATTGAGCCGCGGAAGATTATTAGGTCAAAGCGGTGTTCGGTCTGGACACAAGTTAAATCCATCGACCAAACGTGATGGAAATTTCTCTCTGCCTTTTCGCGTGCTTTCTTGCCGACTTCTACGCCGTAGAGAGTTGTTCCAAGAAAATACGTACACAGCCACGCAAAGCTCCCGTCGCCACAACCGACATCAAGGATTGTCAAGTGACGTAGTTTTCCTGTCTGAGAAAGATATGGCCTTATCCAAGAATATTCCAACTGGTACATCTTCTTACGACGTACTTCATCAACCTCATGCTGTTCCTGATAGTCGTCGTAATACTTGCGGAGATATTCAAGCGTGTACCGCGTCCGAAGATAAATCAACCCACATTCACAAAGAACCTGCTCGCAATTATCCTTACACTCGCTTCCGCCCCAGTCGTTGCTGTAATTCTCCGAACCGCACCAGGGGCAATCAGAAACGGTTTCTCTTTCGCTTTCGGTGCCAAGGTGGATAATGTTCGTCTTGCCGGGCTCTACCATCAAAAGCCTCCTATGCACTCAATGTCTCTTTGGTGACGTTTGGAGCATTTCTTTCGGCCACAAAGACGGGGTTCGTTGTTCTGTGGCTTGGAAGGCTTTTTACAAATCGGGCATTGATTTATGTTTCTTTCCTTCATTTTCTTTCCTTTAGTATTATTTCATCAGAAAATGAATAATGGCATCAATTAAATCAGGTTCTCCACAGAAACAAACCAAAAGTAAAACGATACCTAAAAAGACTTGTTCGGGGTATTCTATCTTTACTTTGTCCATTTTCTTTCCTTCAAAAACTGGGTAGCTGGCCGGGGGTCAAGCAACCAGCTACCCTTATTCCATCAAATCCATTTCCCTCTATAACAAATAAATTCCATTTGTCAAGAGAAAAATAATTTTAAGTCAAAGCTATGGTGCCGAGCCATGCTGTAGTAGCTGCGTCAAAGACGTAAAGCTTCTTGTTGGTACTGTCGTAAACGAGTGAAGCGCTTGTCGCACTTGTACTCGAAGGCGTACCTGCCTTGATGGGAATAGAAAGACCAGACTCAAGAGCCGTCAAGGTGTAAACAGTTTGCGCTGCGGAACTTGAAGTCATAACCCCAGTACCCGCGTCCCATGTCAGGGTTGCTCCTGTAGCCGAGCCTTGGAATATGACATCAATGCCGGTCGCTACAGATGTACCAAACGTCCATGAGCTTGCCCCTGCGTCGAATGTGACGCTTGCGCCTGTAACCACTGAGTCGAATACAACATCAATGCCGTTGCCTGCGGTCGCACCAAACGTCCATGTTTCCGCACCTGCGTCAAACTTGACCATAGTGCTTACATTGACTGACTGGAATACCACATCAAGTCCTGCACCGACAGAAGTTCCGAACGTCCAAGATGGGTTTGCTCCTGCAAGGAACGTGGAATTAACGCCGGTAATGGATGTGTTGAAAACGATATCCATTCCATTAGTTCCGGTAGTTCCGAGAACAAGGCGTGCTGCGGAATTATCAGTCGCACTCAATGTCAAGAAGTCGCCCGAATCGACAACGGTAGTATAGGCCACAGTGTTGTTGTCGAAGCCAAAGACGGTGCTACAGTCGGTGAATGTCAGGGTCTTGTTAGCTGCATCAAAAGTGATATCGTCGCTTGCTGTTCCCGATTGGAATATAACATCCAATCCATTCGTACCTGTGATGCCGAAAGTAAGCGACGTGGACGAATTGTCGGCATCGGCAATGATCATTGTACTTCCGGCAAGTATCGTCTGAGTGATGGTCGTTCCTGACGCGCTGATATCCAAATCTTTTCCATCGCCGAAAGTGACCTTATCACCGTCGCCCATGTTAATATCAGCAAGGTCGAAGATTAAGGCATCCGAAGCCTGGGTCCATTCCATAAAGGCTGAAGATGTTTCTCCGAAGCACTTGAAGTCCAGGCCCTTGCCGTTGACACCGACTTCGACACCCTTGCCGGCAGATGCTATTTCTCTGATGTATAGGTTTGCACCAGTTGAGGACATACTGAAGTCACCCGCACCGGACGCACCGTCACCAAACAGAAGCGTGGTGCTGTCCATCATGGTCAGTGAGATATCTTCAAATTCCATCCGGTCAGCACTCATATCGAATGTGATGTTGTCGCCGGAAGTTCCGCCGTAGAATACAACGTCCACACCGAGATCGTTTCCGCCGAAGTACCATGTGCCGTTATTGGAATCTGCTGAGGCGTCGAACCATACATCGGCACCTGCAACGGTGGCGTTGTCGATTCTGAAGTCACAGAGAACCGAACCATCGCCGATGTTAATTGCGTCGTTGGCGTTAGTTGATGCAAGAATAAGAGCTCCGGTAGATCCGGCAGTCGAGATTGTATAATCTGGGCCGTCACCGAACGAAAGTTCCTCGCCGTCACCAAGGGCAATTGAACCTGGGGCTAAAGCACCGGACATCGTTAACGTTCCACCAACGGTCAAATTGTTATCAACGATTATCTCAGAGCCTTCGAAAGTGGTATTGCCGATAATCTCAAGGACGCTGTTGGTGTTGTCCCATCGCAGAGTACCATCGGTGGTACTGCCTGCCGAGGCTGAATCTCCAAGCAAAAGATAATCGTCGTCGCCGAGTCGGAGGTCGCAAATATCAAAGGCCATTACGTTGCCGTCGTAGTCTATGGCAATTGTACCAGATGTCTCGAAGTTGTAAGTTATATCGAAGCCGGTACTCGTATCGCCTATTTTCCAAGGCGTATCTGTGGCAAGCGCTGCCATATTGAAGTTCGTGCCGTCGAATTCAAACTGAACGTCACCAACGCCAGTAGTCCCGAAGTTGGCTCCCGTTCCGAATGTTACCTGAACGAAATCATCGAACTGCAACATCGGGTCGCTGGAAGATGCGGCAGACTGGAAATTCAATCTGTCGTTATCCGACTTCCATTCGATGTAGCTTGTGTCTGTGTCGCCAAAGACTTTCAAACTCATTGCGGCACCAGATGTGCCGATTACCATGTCGGCGTTATTGGCCGCGGGTACTATATTAAATTCTCCGTCCCAACCTATAAGGACATCGCTGCTATCACCACAGACAAACAGATCATTGTCGCCGACTCTTATATCAGCATTGTCGGTGATAAGAACATCTGCACTCGCGTCCCAGTGAAGGAAGTTGGCAGTCGATGTGCCTATAATTAGAACATCAATGGCATTTGAACTGCCTATCTGAAGTTGGTCTGCGCCGCCGACTGCGGCAAGGAGTAAGCCTGCCCCTGCCGTCCCGGGCGTTGAGCCGTCCGTAAAGGCAAGGGTCATGTCGCCGCCGGATGCCGTTCCGAACTCAATTTTCTTGGCGTCCTTTAGCCACAAGCTATTGAGGATAGCCGCACCTGCTTTACTGAGCGACCATGTGGAACTTGTACCGTCGATATCCATACCTGTCCCGCCTTGGGTCAGGTTGATAAGGTGTGTCGCCCCGCCTGCCTGACTGATATCGAGAACGTCGGCCGTTCCAGTACCATTTGAATCGAGAATGAGAAGGTTCGAGGCGGGGGATGTTGACTCTATCTCAATCGCAACGGCGTTAGTTATCTTGGCGCCTATCTGGGCGGCGTCGTCGAGAGAACCGGCACTCATACTGTTAAGGCCGGCAGGCGACCAACTTGAGCCGTCGTTGGTCCGAAGTTGGTTTAAGGTTGTGTCGTAATATGTATCGCCCTCAGAAGCAGTAGTCTTTTCAGACTTTTTGAGAAATTCTGCTATCGTTGCGGCGACTGTAATAATCCGCGCATCCGAGCGAATATTTGCTGGTTTGATACCTGACATAATAAATTACCTCTTTTCGTGGGTGTGTATTCTGAGGAAATCCAAGTTATGCGGCAACACCCCTGACAATGCCGCAACGTAAGGAAATGGCAGAAACGAGCGGGGAACCACGTCCCCGCCCGACCGCCAAAAGGAAAGAAAATTTAGAAGTCTGATTAAGATTCTGCTACGTCAAAACCCTTTGCCTGTCGTCTTGGGTCGAAGCATACGAAGTTGACGTACTGTTTCATCGTTGCGAACTTATTGTCGCCGGTGTGGCTCTGAATCAGAGCGTTCTGGCCATCGCCAAGGATCCACTGCATTGGGGAATTCTGTGCAAAAGCGAAGTCGTCGGTGTTAATCATAAACAGTACTCCGGACGGGACGGCACCAAGCGATGTCAATACGAGTTGCCATTCCGAAAGTTGGATTCCTGTTCGGGTAACACCACCCATAAAGTCAAGGGGTCCGACGTTATTGAATCGCCTATTGTCCTTTTGGTTGAGGAAATAGAACAATTCCATTTTCGGAGTTACCATCAGGAGGTTCGCTCTGCCCTGCCGGTGATACTTGAGGTCAAGCATGATTTCGAGCAGGTTTTGTTCGCCGAGTTGCTGGCTTGCAAAGTCCTTCATCAAGGATTGCAGGTTCGAGAAGCTTGTACGAGTCAAGTTCCAGTTGGTTGTGAAATTACTCGTAGTCTCTGAATTAGCTACGCCATCGGAAACAAGATTGCTCAAGCCGTTAATCTCTCTCGAAGTTGACCATATATAGGCTTGGGCCGCTGCCGTATTGTAGTAAGACTTCTCTCGGTAGCAATAGTCGCCTACTGCTATATCCTCAGAGCCCGAACCGTCATAGGCATCCCCGTTTTCGTCTGTAATCGACAAAACGGAAGTGCCGGCGTCAAGGTCAACAGAGTCGATATTACTAACGATGAACGTGAAGTCATCGCCACTGTTGGAGTTGGCCGGGCCGCTGGAATCAATTCCGGCAGAGTCAAAAGTCGCAACGTGGAATCGGGTACCAACCGGCATGAACAGGTCGGCAAAATAAGCCGCACCGGCAAAATCTGTTTTGGTGACGGTCATCTTGCTTGTGCCGGTATTTATCGCCGAGACAAGGGCCAGTCTTGCGGCACCATCGCCCATAAGTTGACGGTCGAAATCATTCTTAAACGCCAGAATGTTAGTCTCAAAAGACTTATTGACGATATTGACGGCACTCTTCTTACCATCGTTTGCTGCATCTACGACTGGGCCAGTCAATGCGATGTAGGCGTTCAGGTACTTCACGTTCTCCGTCAACTGTTTACCCTTGACAGGGACGTTGTTAACGAAGTTCTCGCCTTCGCCGAATGCACCGACACCCTGCGCCCACTGAAGCGTTGCAAAGTGCGTTATGTTATTACCGCCGCCACCAATCAGGTCCGACCTGTCCTTAATCATCGAAGAGAAGGAGAAGTCGTTGTATGCCACTTCCTGCATGGTAGGGAGATAAACGTTTTTGAGCAACCCGTCCAAATTACCGGAGTTGTTCAGGTCTGAAATTGAAGTTGTCATAATTGTATTCCTTAAACTCGGGGCTGTTGTGCGGCTAAATAGTTATTCGCATTAGCCTCCAAGTTTCCTAAAGTGAATTTGGTTGTATTTACAGGGGCAGGCGGTGCGCCGCCTACTGCGGGTTTCAGGACGTTCGGGGGCGTAACGTTATGGACTCCGGCGTTTGGTACTGCCGGAACCGCAGGTGCGGCACCAGTAGAAGCTATGCCAGCGTCGAAAGCGCCTTTAAGCACAGCGGCGAATTGTGGAGCCACTTTTTTAGCCGTAAAAGTGTAACCCTCTGGGGTTTGGGCTTTTGCTTTGCCGTGAGACCTAACTAAGTCGTCGTTACTGAAGTCCACTGTGGCAAGGAACATCTGTGTCGCGGTCTGTTTTAACTCTTCTGATAATCCCGTTGGTAATATTGGAGTTATCTGTTCGTCGAAAACAGTATTGATTGCCGCTACCGATTTGTTTGCCTCAACGGTGGCCCTGTCTTGGTCCTGTGTTTTTGTTACGTTATTGATTTGCTCAGCTTGTGTCGCTATCACATCCAAAAATGCTTCTTGTCTTTCCTGCACGTCTTGAGAAGATAACCCCTTCTCTGGTATCGGAACCGCCAAGACGCTTTTTAGATTGTTGATTTTTTCGCCAAGCGTTGGTTCTGGGGCAGTTGGGGTAGATGCTGCTGTCGGGGCAATTGGCTGTCGCGCTGCTATTACTTCATCTATAGTCACTAAGCCGGTATTGATTGCCTCAATCGTATCGCCGTCGGGGTCAACGCCGAACTTAGTCAGAGCCGCCCTCATTTGAGCGTTCTGCTGACTAAGGCGACTTGCCTTACCCTGGTCTGCTTCGGCTTCTGGTGTTCCTTCGACTGGGGTTCCCGGTGCCGCTTCCGGTTCGCCTGATGCTGGGGTCGTTGTATCTGGGACAACGCCTGCATTCACGTCTGCTTGTGCGGCCAATTCGGTCGCTACGTTAGTGTCCAGGTTCTCCAATGTGCTTGCTGGCTGGTCGTTTGTCGATACGGCCGCCTCAGCTACTTCGGCTGTTTTTAACATGGTAATACTCCTATTCGTTTATATGTTGTCAATCAGACTCATTCGACGATGATGTCTTGGCTGACTCTTTCTCTTGGCTTGATTCTAAATCTTCCCGCTTGATTTGGCCGGTCATTATTGCTTGTCTAAGTTGGATTTCAGACAGTATCTCCGAATGCAACTGAAAATGAACAAGCATTGCGTTTGCAATCACCATCAAACCTTCATCGCCCGAACCTAAATATTTGGGATATTTATCGGTTAAATCGTTTCTGTGTTCAACAATATGAACGTCGTGATTATCGAAGAAGGTTGGTGGGGGAATATATATAGTAGCGAGTATTTCATCAGATGGTATTTGTAAGCCAGATTGCTGCATCAACTCTTGGTAATTTTTGAAAGGTGCTAAGTATTCTGTCTTTGCGTAATTAACGTCTTTGTTGTTCGCCTTGAGGAAAGTGTCCTTTCCGCCAATGTCCAATTGCTGAAGTACGAGCTTCTTGGTAACCGGGTCTTGTGGATTGCCAAATAATCCCCTGTCGAGCAATTCAAACATCCTTTGTTCCTCAATCGCCCTGCTGACAGGTAAAGACGAACCGCTGCGAACCACGACGTTAAAATGTGTATTGTATGAATTCGGGTCAAATTCAAAGAATGTCCATTCGTTGTCCTTGCCGACTATCTGGAAGTTTCTTTTCCCATAATTTGCAAAGCCTATCGAAAGAAGCTGGTTCATCGCCCTTTCGTCGCGCCGATCCATTTCGTTTGTAATCGGGGAATGCTGAGCATTCGCACTTTCCTCTAGTAGAGCTATGCCTATGCCGGATTTGGGGCCGCCTGTGGGACGTTTGCCTTGTGTGACGGCTGGGAAACTGAATATATCGTTAATATCCTGAATGATTTCTCTGGCGTAAACGAATAGCTGTCCGGAAACCGGCTGACCCTGTTCTCTCTGGGGCCTCTTAAAGTTGTCGTATTCTATGATTAAACCAGGCCCATTGTCGAGGCGCTTAAGGTTGAGATTGGCTTCTCTGGGTACATACATAACCCCGAAGCCTAAAGCGGCCGTGTTCTCTCGAATAAGGCTCCTGATTTCATTTAGTTCTCTTTGGATTGGCCTTGCCTGTGATATCCTGCTTGCTGTGCCAACTACCGCTTTATCAGGAACCATCATGTCATAGGCCGTAAAAGGTACTTCGCCATGCGGGTAACTCTCAATTGGATATGGCCCGTTTTCAAGCACAACTCCCGGCTCAGTTCCGGCCATTGTTGCAAATACGCCTTCGGGCCAATTGCCGTCGGCTACCTGCCAGAACTCATAGACCATTACTTCCTTGTCTCTTTTGGCCATCTGAGATGAATCTGCTTTGGTTTTAGAGCCTGTAGAATTACCGGCGAACTGTGAGAATTCATTAAAAACCTTAATCTCAAACTCATTCATTCCCGAGTTAGGGTCTAAGAATGCGGCCTCGTTAATCAAAGGGGCTTTTTCTGGGTACTTTTTGAGAAGGTCGCCGTAAGTAACCGGCCTTGCATGGATGATCCAGGGAAGCCTCTCTGTGTTCTGACGCCAATCCCAGATAACCTCGTTTGTCGGAGTATGTTCCGAAAGAGCTTCGCCCTGATAAATCGGTTCGCCGACGGGCAGTTCCGGGTTATGGTTCGGATCCTCTTCGTCTGGATTGAGCCCTATCATCTTGTATTGGGCATCCCAATATTGCTTTCGCCTTGCTATAGAGGCGATGTCGTACCAAATAATTATCTTGCCGCGGGACTTATCGAAATCATTAATTCTGCGAAGATAACCGGCCATTTTGTCGCCGGCAACCGCAGTCGCCTTGTCGTTTTCGTCGGTCGTATCAGGGACTACATCGAACTTTGGCGGTACCTTCGTCGCCATAGCAACGTCATTTCTGACGGCGGGGCCTATTTTATTGACAACGATATTGAACGGGCTGGCGCCTTTGATTACCCGAAGATTCGTACCGTTCCAGCCGATGTTCTGATGGCCGCAGAGATAAGCGATATTGATATTCCATTCGGGGATTCTTTCCCGGCGAAACGGATTGAAAGTCTTAATCCGAGACTCCATGATATCCCGAACAGCTTCGTCTCTTTGATTTTCTTCGGCGGCTCCGGTATTAAGAATTACCGGTTTAGCCTTGAATTCTTGTACCATCGTTTGATTCCGTTATGCCTTCGTCTGCTGTTATTTTGTGCAACATTCCGCATTCACGACATTGGATAAAAAACTCTAAGGCGCTAATGTGAGTAACTTTGCCCGCGTTACTGTATCGAACATGCAATAGCCAGCCTTCTTGGCTCAGTTTCCTATCACAAAGCCTGACTGCACAATTAGGGCAATGAACCTTAATCCGATTACACAGGGTCGAAACCTTCGTCTGGGTCTGGGTTGTCATTTGGGCTTTCTTCCTTTTTTGAACTCTTTTTGAAGTCGCCGAATTTACTTGCGTGTTCGACTTCGACTTCCATTTGGTCCATATATCTCCGCATTCTCGGCTTTGAATTCTTGAGCGATATCCATAGATGCCTAAAAAAAGCTTCGTTCTCGCCTGTCATAACACTAAAATCCCTTCTTCTTTCTTTCCGAATAAACTTTCCTTGTGCTTCTGCTGTAGATATGCACAGTGAGCGGCGTGCTCACCTTCTATGCTGAATTCCTCGACGACTTCTATTGGCCTCTGCGGCCTGAGAGAACAGCCGTACAGGGCAAGCATGGCCCCCATCACAGTATCGTCGTGGAAGCCTTCGCCACCGCCCATCTTGTCCTTATCCTCAAGATAGACGTAATTGCAAAATTCATAAATCGTGTTCTCGTCGTGGAAGATTATCTGTGGACCGTTAATGTCCTCGGTTAATTCCTTGAAATTATTAACGAGAAGGTGCTTGTCGGTTTCGGTTGTGCAGATTCCGTATTTGCTGGACTCCGAAGGATTTTCGTCAAGCGTCTGGCGCTTCTGGTATATATTCCCGTAACCGAAATTCTCAATCGCATTATCGACGTAAGCATTGCCCGGGTACCTTGTCTCGGGTACTATGTAGGCGTTATTATAGTACCTTGCAAGGGCTACCATTACCTCGGAACCAACGACTGTTGTTGTTCTTTTATTCCAAAGCCAAGCGACCTGTTCAAAAGGAATCCTGTTGGACCAAACCTGAATCGAAGTATAGTCGGCGCCAAAGCCGGTTGCGGCATCTAAGCCAATCGTATATTTCAAACCCGGCTCTGGTTTCTTCCAAATAGTAATTAAATCTTGGCGGAACTTATCTTCCGGCTTGGCAAGTCTGAACTCGTATTTACGCTGCTTGTATTTCACGGAGCGTTCCTATCGAAAGCGGAATATCATGCTTAATTCCAGACAACATCGCATTCAAAACAGGTATCTTGAAAACCGGATTGCCGCCGAAAACGATGTATTTCCCTTCGATTCGAACTTCTCTTTCATCTTCCGGATATTTAGCGGCAGCCTTTTTAATTTCCTCAAGCGGAAGATAAGGGTTATCCCACATGGCGCCAGTGGTAACAAATACATCATCTTCTGCCATTCGAGCTTTAAGCCAAGCGGTCCCTCGAATTGGCGTTGCTGTCATCCACCAAATACCAGCCCTATCAATTAAACGGGTCATACACTCGGTAAAGATGTCTGTTTTTGAGGGCTCTTCGTCAAACCAGATAAAATCAACTTCGTCGCCCTGAAACTTTTCACGTCCAGAATCCGATGATTTGAACTGAATCTTCCATTCCCTGTCCTCTCCTTTGATATACCAGATATTGTCTGATTTATTGAATGTGGATTCTCCGATCACCGTGTAATTACTTGGTAGTAACTTATTGAACTTCGGCAAGTTAACATCCCGGACCATATTATAGTCAAGGCCAACTATCCATCCTTTGCCTTTTTTTGGGAACTTCCTGTAAGGGTGTTTTCCGGTCAGGGCAAGAACGCACTCGTAAGCGCCTTCGTCTGACTTGCCGATTCTGTTACCGCCAATTGCTATTCGACCTTTGTAACCACCGGCTGCCGCCAAAAATTGCCATTGCCAGCCGGGTTTGCCGTCTCTGCGATTAAAATAGGGTTCGTACTTATAGAAGAGTTCTCGGGAACGCTCAAGGAGTAGTTGCGCCCTCTGCGTGTTCTCTGGGTTCGACCGCCACTTCGGATCCTGCAAAAGCTGTCGCGTTCGTAATACACGCTCCCGCATCAAGTGAACCGGTAATTTTACGTCGTGTATTTGCATTTTCTTCGATCTCCTTGGCAGATTGCTCATAGCCTTCTATAAGTTCATCATCCCCTAATGCTTGCATTGAATGTTTCAAATCAATCTGTTTGGGCGCTTTGGCTCCGAAGATGTCGCCGATTTCAACTAAGGCGTTAAATCTTACATTATTCTCTGGCTCTTCAACTCTTTCTATAACAAAGGCTGAGCCCTTGATTTTGCCTTCTACTTTCGATGGAACTCTGATATTGACTTTTTTTGTAGCCTTCGTAAGCTCAACTAATCCTTTGGCGTATTCTTTTGTGCTAAAATCCAATTCGCCTTCTAAAAACGCTTGCGTCTGACTGTTGTAAGTAGATTTTCTCTTAGTACGAGCTATCCTGTTGGGGCTACAACGGAGTTCTTCTGAGGTCTCTTTGAATGTTTTGCCTCTGTGCTTTTTGGCGTTAGGGTTGGTGCTCATTTCGATTTCCTGAGAATGCCAAATCTCAAGCTCCTTCAAAGTCATGGGGTCGTCAAGTCGCTTCGAATACTTGAGATTATGCTTGTGTTCCATCTTAGTAGAATTTAATCCATGCGCGGACATCATCGGTAGATGATATGGTTGTGAATTGCAGGAATAGATATTTGTAACCTACGGCATCGAATTTAATCTTCGCTACGCGGTCTGCGCCTCCGCCATCAACTTCTTCGACTGCGCCCGAGCCGCCAATAAACGCTTGCGTAATCGTTCCTATTGTATCCGAGAAGTATCTTAGGGTCGTTGAGTGGTCGAGGTCGCTGGTCTGTTTGCCGGATGTTATTGTGTCTATGCTACAAATAAACTCGGCAGGGCCGCCCTCGGCGTAGGCCCATAAGGTCAAAGCTGCTGTATCTGTATCAATATGCTCATGGTCAAAGCAGATTATAGCTCGGTTCTCAAACCTATCCATCTTAAACGCCTTATTGACTATCGCGGGGTCGTTTGGCTTTAGGTTTGCAAGGAAATACGCCCACGTCCTGTTCGTTACTGAAAGAATAGTATCCGCAGTGGAAACCGTGTTTCGAAGTAACCTGTATTTTTGCCTGATTGTCTCTAATTGCTGGCCCATAATAACCTCTTAAATAGTTGGTGAAGTTTGTTTTATTTCCCGCGTTACCAATTTGGATGTTTTCACTTTCGAGCTACCGCACTTCGGACAGGTATCACGGAATTTCTTTTTGAGTCTTAAAAACCTGGCTATTCTGCCCTGTTCTTTATAGGGAAGATAATAGGCGTGCGTGCAATTCTTGCAGTCCCTTCGCCAAAAAGTCTCAGTTTCCATCTTACCAATTCCTACTGATTCTATCGCGGGTTCGGGTTCTGCCTCTTTCGTGACGACGCAAATTGTATTGCTGTTGAATTTCATCTATCCCTAATGCCCTGTTATATATTATTATATTGTCTATCGTTCCGTCGAAGGTCCGGTCCTTGGCAGCGGAATTGCCTATATTCAAGTCCAATGCGCTATCATTTGATGGTGAGCCTATAACATTTCCCGCAATATCAATATCCAAGGCCAACAAGAGGGCGTTAAGATACAACTTGATTTTGCCATCAGAGTCTTCATTATAAACAAAAGCAACGTGTGACCACAAATTATTCGGGACAACGGCATCACTCCGAGCTTGAGCGTCAGTAATTGCGTGCTGTATTATTACTTGGAGTTTAGTAAAACCCGCAACTTCATCTCTCAAAAGGAAATTATAGCCAAGGGTTGCGTTATTATTATTTGCTTTATCAATTATTCTGCCTGTAGTACGCCCTACGCTTGCAGGTCTTATCCATGTCGAAACAGAATAGGAAGTCTTGCCTTTAATATCTATTGAAGGATCGGCAGGTGCAGTAATCACGTCGGAACCAGCGGCGCCGCCGTCAAAGAAGAGGCCACCGCCCACTTTGGCCGTCATAGATGTAAGTCCCTGGGCGCCAGTTCCCGCCCAAGTGCCGGTATTCGTCCCGGCGGAATCAGCAATAGACGTTCCGGATGTTTCGTTTAGTTTGTAATGAGCACCGGCGCCTATTATCATCTTATCTTCCTACCCTATCGGAAACGTTCTGCTTGGCACCCATGGTTAACTCTGTAAGATGTAAGGATTGGAGTTCGTCCCAAACGCCGTCAACGATATCGCCAATGTCGCCTGGCGTAATCGAACCACCCGCCGCGGTCGTTGCATAAGAAACGTTCCAGATAACTACCCTGTCGCCTGCGGCAAGCGGGAATGCCGTATTTGCGTCAATAGTTATTGTAAGCGAGCCGTGGACGTAATCCGTAACCCTTCTCGGGCCACTCCAAATCACGCCAGTCGTATCGAATATTGAGCAAACGGCGTTATTGATGTCGTCATTACCAGTCAAGCCTGCTGCTACCGTAAAGACTGTATCAGGCGTTGTGACTGTGGCGATAGTCGTGTCCAGGACCTTCATATCGTCCGTTACGGCCGTAATCGTGTTGATTAGGGCTACAACATCCCCTGCGGTCTGTGCGGTGCCGTTGACTTCTTTGACGTTAACATGAAAGCCTGTCGGATCTGCTTGAGATTGCGTTTCCCATTCATTAACAATCCCTGCCGCGGTTATTGCTGAATGTGTATTAAGCTGAGAGGCATCAATTCGGGTAGAATCGTCAACGACGG